AGGTTGATGACTCTGGTTCTTCTGTAGTAAACATTGTCGTTTGCCTGAAGAGCACCAGAACGCTGGGTTAGACCACCTGCGAATGGGTTTGCAACCATGCCGTAACGGGTCTTGAAGCCAATCTTTGGCTGGAAGGTGTCCTGACCGATGGAACGAACCATCTGGAGAGGAACATATGGGCAATAGAAGAGACCTGCATCATATGCATTGCTTCCCTTATAACCCATTACATAGTAATGATCGTTGGAGATATTTGCTGAATAAGGATCAACATATACCTTGATGCGACCATTGATTGTACCAGCTAGAGTTGATACGGTGTCGTCTGGGGTGTCTGAAGTGTTGAGTAGTGGGGTGTAATCCATTACCTTAGCAGCAGCTAGAGCACTTGCAACATCTGCTGAACAGACGATGAAGTTGCCCTTTCCTCTACGAGTCTCATGACCGATTGCGTTTGCATCACGCTCAATCTGGAATAGTAGACCCTTGAACTTCTCTACTGACCAACGACCATTGGAGTCAACATCGAGGTCGAAAGTACCAGCGTTAGCAACATTGTTCTGAGCACCAGGCTTAGCAGTTACATAGATGGTACGAACTACTTCACGGTTGATTTCAGTTAGAATCTCTGAGCTTAGAATGTTAGCTAGCTCAGTCTCAGCATCAAGACCATGGATAGCCTTGAGGTCTTGTGCTAGTTCTAGGGTGTACTCAGCTTTTAGAGCACGGCTCTTTGCTGTTACAGTAACCTTCTCGATTGAGAAGCTCATTTCACGGAACTCTGAACCTGCCTCGCCTAGAGCTTCAGCAGCGTTGGTGTTCATACCCTGTACATAACCGTAGTTACCTGCAGGTGAAGCATTTAGTACGCCTGGGTTGGTTGCACCTTCGCCAGTTGCTGCAGAGTATGCACCACCAGCAGCAGAGAAACCTGAAGGAACTTCGTTGAAGAAGGTCTCGTTGTCGAATACATTTGGAGTAGCACCGTTACCATTACGGTCAGTACCACGATGAGCACGCATTGCGAAGATTAGTCCAGTAGGACCGCTCATTGGCTGAACACCGCAAATGTCATAAGCAATTAGCTTAGGCATTGAACGGCGGATTAGGCTGATTAGAACAGGATCGAAACCAGCAACTGGACCACCAGCAGCAGCACCACCTGAGAAACCATGAGCGCCTGCACCAGCTCCACCTGAGGTGAATGAACCAGTGCTGTTAACGGCAACCTCGGAAAGAACGCCACGCTCTTCACGAAGGAATGACTCTTGGTTCTCTAGAAGAACTGCAGTTACAGCTTTACGATATCTGTCTGTAATTGGGTTTAGATCGTTGTGCTCCAAAATAGGAGCCCATTTCTTTTGAAGTGATTCTGAATTAAACATTGGGGGGTAACTCCTGGGTTGTTAAATTTATTGTTAGGAATCTATTAATATTTATATAAATCTAGACTATCACTGAGCCCATCTGGAAACAGCTTGTACATAAGCTGCCATTGGTCCCTCGTAGAAGTCTTGATTTTTCTCAACTAGGTCTTCCACATAATTTGATTGAAGTCTTGGGAAATAGTTTTCCTTAATAGTCTCAACCTTGTCACGGAAAGATTCTTCACTAATAAACTCAACACCTTCTGAAAGGTTGAACAGTTTTTCTTTCTGTGTTTCTGCTAGACCTTCGGATACTTCTGCAATAATTCCATTTTTAATGTATGATCCGATTTCTTGGTTTAGCCCAACATTGATTTCAATCTGTTCGTTGAGTTTTTCCTCCATCTCATCTAGTTTAGTTGCCATTTCGGCAACTACATCTTGTTCCTCTTCAGGGAGATCAATATTGTTCTCCAAGAAGAGATTTGCAAGACCTTGCATTAGATTTTCAGCAATTTCGGTCTTGATGCCATTATCAATAGAAAGCTGGTTCTCAGCAATCCACTGCTCAGCAACATAATCAAGGTGAGCGTCTACACGAGTCTCTAGGGACTCAGCAATCTCTTCGATTTCTTCGATTAGACGCTGTTCGTATAGTGCCTCAAACTTTTGAACTTCTTCAACTACTTTTGCTTTTACTGCAGCTTCAAAAATTGTAGCTGCTTTTTGCATGAAGTGTTCGGAGAGTTCTTCTCCGTAGAAGAGAGCATTGAGATCGTCGGTTACATCGACTTCAATCTCTTCTGCCTTCATTTCTGTTTTTTCTTTTTTAGAAGATTTTTTCTTATCTTCCTTCTCATCTTCATCTTCTTCATCTTCATCATCATCTTCTTGAGCTTCATAAATTAGCTCTTCATCATCTAGCTCTTCCTCTTCTCTCATTCCCTTTTGACCAGGAGCTGAGCCTTGGAGGCGAGCCATACCATCTGGTGACTTTGCACCAGCATTTACTTTAGAAGATGACTTACTCATTCTTGAAGAAGCCTTCTTGCCAATTTCATCACCTTCTGGTTTAGTTGTGGAAGAACCACCTAGTTCCTCTGGGGATGCACCCTGGCCAGGAGTGCTGTGCTGTAATTTTTGCATACGGTCTCCTGGTTTTGCGTGAGCAGTGACAATGTTTCCTTCTTCTAGAAATTCGTCAAATTCTGTATTTAATACATTGGACATCGAAAAAACCCTCTAGAAATATGTGATATTTTCTACTATTATTTATGAAATTTTGATATTACGAAGAAAACTTTCAAAAACTTGTAGTTTTCTTTCGGATAATTGATTAGAAGATGCTCTATTAATTGCTTGTTTATAGCGATTAATTACCCTCTCTTCTAACATTCCATTGTTCCAAATCCATTCTCTACCTTCCATAATACCTTGCACGAAAGCATCTGGAGCAGAGGGATCTGCAACAATGTCAGCAGCAGTAGATAACATAAAGTCATCTTTTACTACATTAACGCCATTTCTTTCCTCAATAGATCCAACTCCTCTTGAAGAAACACCAAGACAAACGCCAGACTCAAGTAGAGACTTAGCGATTTTGCCCATTGGAGTTTCTAGAATTTGAGCCTTACCAATAAAGTTTGTTCCTTCTGAACGAAGAGAAACAATCTTATGAGATACTCTATCTAGATTAATTGTTGGACTATCTGGATGGCCTAGTTCGCCTAGAGCACGACCTTTGGCAACATAGTTCTCGTTATAAGAACCAACCTCTCTTTCAAGAGTTTCCATCGGATACATTCTGCCATTGCGGTTTTTTAGTTCCGCTTGGAGAAATACTCCTTCAATATATAGGTTTTTTCTACCACCTCTTTCTTCGGTGATAACCTTAATATTTTCTATAGTTTCTGTGATTAGTTTCATTGTTCGTACTCTTCTTCTGGTACTTCGTCGTCGTACTCTTCTTCATATTCAATTTCTTGGTCATCATCTTCATAATAATCATCATCACTCTCGTAGTTTCCAGTTGCAAACATATTTTGAGCAATTTCAACTTTTCTCATTCCAATCTTTTCAGAAGCTTTTCCAAAAAGGGTATCATAAATTTTTTCATTTGCATTTACATTGTTTCTAGCAATAATACTATCAACAATTTCTTGTGACAAAGACATAAAAACTCCAATAATATATTAAAATTACAATAACTATTTATTAAAATTTACCTCTTCCATAATCTGATGGAGAAATAAAGTTTTTAAAATCATTATCAACTCCACCTCCAGCAGGGCCAGCTTCCCCAGATGCAGCAACATCAGTTTGCATTTGCTGATCTTGTCCTGGAGGTAAAGCTCCTTGTTGGTCCATCATCATCTGAGTTGGATCTTGAATAATTCCTAATTGTTTTTCTTGTTCAATTTGCATATCAATCTCTTCAATTTCATCATCAGTTTGTTTTAGTATTTGTCTACGAACATATTCCACAGAGAAATATTTACCTAGATATGGTTCTACTTGATTTACAATATTTAATCTGTCATTTAAAATTTCAGTATTTTTGAGTTCAGTGAAATGATTATCAAAAATATAATCGTATTGAATATATTCTTTCATTTCTTCCCAATCATCTGCAGTAATAATTCCTTTTAGAATTAACTGAGTTCTGAGAAGATCATTAAATAGATCACTAAAACGCTTACGAAGTCTGCCTACAAATTTGGCAAACTTTAGTTCATCTCGGGTGATCTCATTAGTTCTTCCGATGGTAAATGAAGATTCTTGCTCTAGTCTTGAGAGAGGAATATTCAGAGACTTGTATAGTTTCTTCTGGAAATACTTAACATCCTCTAGTTCTCCAAGATTCTGTCCGCCAGGTAGTGTAGTAATTTCTGTACCACGACCACCTTCACGACGAGGAAGCCAGAAGTCCTCAAGCATACTCATGTGCTTTCTGTCGTCTCTAATTTCACCAGTTGCAGAATCATATACAACTTTGTTTCTGTATCTTCCCATTACTTCACGAAGATACTGCTCAGCTTTAATTTTAGGTAGATTTCCTACATCAATATAGAAAATTCTACGCTCTGGAGCACGAGATAATCTATAAATTACTAGAGAATCTTCGATCATTCTTAATTGGTTTACTGACTTAATTGCCTTATACAGGTAACTAAGAACCATATTTCTATTATGATCAAACAATCCAGATGTTACATAAGTTACTGCATCATTTGAAATCTTGATGCCATTTGCATCTGAACCTTTATATCCCTTTGGAAAATAAATGTAATATTCAATAAACTCACCATAGTCATATTTTTGACCTTCCATGGTGGTTAGAGAATCTACACTTTTTTGCCTTTTAATTTCTCTGACTCTTTTAATTTTAAGGGAGTCTATATATCTAAGTTCTTTGATGCCTTCTTTTGGTTTATCAAAATCAATAATTTTATGGTAATATAATCTGCCGTCAATATACCAGCGACGGAAAATATTGTGGCATTTTTTATCAAAATTTAGAAGCCTTAAAATATTTCCAAATTCTTCTTTAATAGATTTTTTAATTTTATCACTTGCTTGCAGTGTAGAAAGTTCTACGGATACTGGAGCATAGTCCAAATCACTACTGATAGATTCATTAATAATATCATCAATAGCACTATCAATTTCTGGGTGAAGTGCAATTTCTCTATACTTTCTAACTAATTCAAACTCGTTATTGTGCTGTCCTACTCCATCTAAATCTAGATACTGACCAAAATAGGCACCTGCGGCGACTACCGAGGTGCCATCATCATCATTAGGAGGCGCTGGTGAAAACGCCTTTGCTGGTTTCTTTTTTCTATCTTCAATGGAGAAACCAAATAATTGGGTCATAATAATCCTAAAACTCTTTTATATATTTAGTATCAAAGATTAGTGGTTGTATTCTCAAAGAAGTTGTATTGGAATTCTACAGTGAACTCTTCGATCTGATCATTTGCTTCAAATGATAGATCAATTGAAGAAATTGCTGAAGGCCAAGCATCATAGAATTTATATGCACGGATTACATCCATTCCATCAACTCCTACATTGTTTGGATTTGCGGGAGTTCTGTTTGGAGTCTGACCATCTCTGCTTAATTGAAACACAGTCATATCCACACAATATGATGCTCCACCATCTGCACCATATCCTAACTGAGAGACATTCTCTGTTAGAGCGTTGATACCTCTTGACCATGCCTCAAACGCCTGACGGATTTGAAACTGACCATCGTTTACAATGGTTACTGACCATGGCTCAAATGTTCTGTCTCCAGCAACCTTGAGCATTCTTCCACGAAAAGGAACTTCGATAGTTCCAATGTTTGAAGCAGGAATTTGAGCAGTTTTAACCATGAACTCAGCTTGAGTTGTTAGGTTATTTGCAGAAGTGATAGGTCCGATGTCTGCAATTTGAGAGATCTGTGAAGGGAAGTTAAGTCTAACTAGAAATAGATTAGGTCTAGCACCACCCTTCTTTAGATATGATTTGAAATCTGAAATACTCTTAGCCATTGTTTTCTCCTAAATGGTTTACGAAAAATAATTACTGAGTTAATTCGCCAAAGGAAACACCAGTTCTTGTAGCTACGAAGGTGATGGTGATGAAGTTAATGCTTCTAGCAGGCTTGATATAAATTTCAGCATTGAATTCATTTCTGTCAATAACATCTGGTGTGTTATTAGTTTCATCACAAACAACAAGGAAATCATAAATTCCTCTTCTACCTTGAACCCCTCTGAGATAAGGCTCGACAGCAGCTTTAAATGAACTTCTGGTTACTTCGTCATTAATTTCAAATAGCTGGAACTTGGAGAAGTTCGCAACATTTTTCTCAAGCTCAATAAAGAGTCTGCGAACATTAATTCTATTGAAAGCACTAGGAGATGCTAGAGCAGTTTTATCACCAAATAGAACGATACCTTGTCCTGGGAAAGAAACAATAGGATTGATTCTATTTGTGTATAGTCTATCTCTTTCTGACTGTTTTGGTGAGTATGCAAGCTTAGTTGCATTCTTTAGATTGCCTCTGTTATATCCTGCTGGTGAAAACCAAGTTTCAGAATTAATAGTGGCATTGATGCAAAGACCAGCAACATCAGCAGCACAAGGAACATAACGATATGTGTCATTAAACTTATCGTAGATATACTTGTATCCAGAATCAAAGATTGCAAATGAACTGCTTGTTATATTGCTAAAGAAGTCAATGATGTTTTCTGTCTTAATAGCACTAGTTGAGCTATTGATTACATCACTTCTTCTTGGTGAAATGACTGCCATGCAGTCTCTTCTTGATTCAGTAATATCAATTAGCTTAAGTGCTCTATCAAGACTAATTTTTCCTGGTACTAAGAAATCAACATCATTAAAGGTTTCTGAATCTCTTAGAATTTCATAACCAGCAGTGACAGCAGCTTCGATATCGGCAGCGTCAGAACTGAACAGATAATCTGCTCCACCAGTTAAGCTAAAACCTAATACTGAAGATCCTGAACTTGAAATTAGTGAGAATACTTTGTTTGAGCTATTAGTCTCGCCAATATTTGCAACTGTTGTACCTTCTAGGGTAGGAGTTTTTGAAGTTCCAATAAAATCAATTCCAGTTGAGTAACCTGGGAATACATACTTAGATCTTTCTGCTAAAGCTGAATGGAAATAAACTAGTGAACCATCTAGAGTACTTGCATCTTTTGCTTTTGAAACAAATAGATATTTCTCAAGAACTGTATTTGGAGTTCCAGTAATGATTCCGTCTTCATCTAGAACAAGGATGTGCATTTCATCAAATTTTCCTCCCTTGGAAGCTACAGAAGATGAAGTTCCTGGCTGAGGTGCAATATCTCTCCACTTAAGACCAGAAGCATACTCAAGTGTGTCATAGTAAGTATTATCAACTGCACTGATTGTACCTGCAGCAACTAAAACTACTGGAGTTCCAGCATTATCAGTAATGCTGTAAGTCTCATATCCTACACTTGCAATTCTTTTTGTGCTATCGTTTAGAACAATGTATAGCTTATTTGCAGTTGCATCTAATTTATAGATCCAACCAGTTCCTACTGTGTCAGATCCATTTTTGATTACAATAGCATCTCCAGCAGCTACTGTAGGATCAGTGCCAGTGTAAGTAATTACTTGATCTACACCGTGATCAACTGCGACTACTTTAAGTGAATTTAATTTTGTCCCAGCACTTCTACCAGCAAATTTAAATGCTGCTCCAGAATAATTATCATAGTCAAATTTACTCTTAATAATAAAAGTTGTTAGTCCAGCATCTGAAGCTGAATTAAGAACAATATTTGAACTTGATGGTCTAATAACAGCAGCAATTCCGCCATACTCAATGATGGTTGATGCAGCAAACCAAGACTCATAGTTGTTATCATTTGGTCTGCCAAATGTTTCAACTAATTCTCTTTCGCTAGATACAAAAGTTACTGTATCTACAGGACCAGTTTCTGCAGCAATTACAACTGCACCGACATTCTGGTCAGATACATTAACTACAGGAGTTAAGTCAATTTCTTTGATGGATACTCCAGGTGAAGCAAACGCCATGTTTATTACCTCTATGAGATTTTTTTCTCAAAACTATTTATTTATCTTTATATTTTGAACTACCTATATTCCCACATGTACGCCATGTCTCCATATTCATCAGTATTCCATTTATTATCAGCAGCAGAAGTCCAATAATCTCCTTTATTATCTACAAATGTAGTTTCTGAATCTGTTAAGCCATCCAGTATAAAACCAAATGGAGCCATATCCTGCTCAATAGCCTCTCTTTGATCTTCAAAAATTCTTTTTCTAACATCATTTGAAGTAAGCTCCCTAAAATAAGGTTGAGTTGATAGCCAAGAGAAAATAACTAGACACATTGCCAAGTCATCATTGCAACCTTCTTCTGCCGAAAAGGTATCACTTTTTTGAATAAAAGTTGTGAGTTCACTAATAATATCGTAGTCAGGTATTAATAATTTATCATCTTCAATCATTGCTTTCAAGTTGGCACAACCATATTTCTTAACTGCCTTGGTCATTTTGACTCCAAGTTGTGCCTTATTGGAGAATCCAGTTCCAACAATCTGTCCTGCACGACCCTTCATTGCACACATAAGAAGATTATCATATTCAAGATCAAATTGAAGAATATCAGCTACCTGCCCTCCAATGTCATTAACCTCTACTAGGACATTTGAATTGTTATAACTTCTACCTACAGTATCAATGATATTTGGGAATAAAATAGGTTTGATTTCGTTATTTTTATATTTTGCAACTAACTTATATGGAATTGTAGTTACATCCATAACAGTAAATGCAGAGTAGTCATTTCCAACACCTCTTGCCACATCCACAGTCATTACATAATCATGACCTTCTATCGGATCTTCATATACATCTAATCCTGCACTTCTCTTCAATGGATCATCATAGACCATTGTACGAAGTTTATTAGGATTGATTAAAGTATCAACAGATCCCAGGAAGGTACATTCAAATTCCTGCTCAAACTGTCTTTGAGAAGTGTTTGAAATAGTTTCTTCTTTCCACTTCTGGTCTCTTCCTGGAACATCCCACCAATTAACTTCCAATGGTGTGTAACTGTTCTTTCCTCGTTCTGCATCGTGCCAGAACTTATAGAACATGTTCATTCCATTTGGAGTGGAAATGATAATAACTTTGGTAGTCTTACCAGATGAAATAGTGGGATATACAGAACTGAAAAACTGTTCTGCAATATGGTTTGGAATGAATGCAAATTCGTCCAGGAAGATGATGTTAAAAGAGTTTCCTCGGACAGCAGATGATGAGGTAGAAGCAGCAATAATCTTGGATCCGTTCTCTAGCTCCAGTGATCCACGGTTCCAAGAACCCACGCCCTGCTGTAGCCATTTAGGTAGGTTTTCGTATGATAACTGCAATCTGGATAGAAGTTCCCTTGAGGTCTCTGCTTTGTTTGCAAGAATTGCGATTTTTACATTTGGATTGAACAAAGCATAATGTAACAGATAGGAAACAACCGTAGTTGATTTTCCAGTCTGTCTTGGAAGCTTTGCGATATTAAATCTATGCCTATGAAAATTGTCAATCAATTTTTCTTGGAAGTCCCACATTTTAAATGGGACTAGACCATCATCAAGAGAAACAATTTTGATGTATTTTTTTGCAAAGTAGATTGGATCTTCTTGGCACTTCAAATACTCTTCTAGCTGTTCAGAAGTAAATTGAATCTGAACATTGGAAGGTTTGAGATTAGGATTACCCTTATAACTAGATCTTTCACTCATAATAAATTATTTTAATTTTGGTTTTTGCCAATCGGGACCTTTTAATTTTGATTTTGCTGCAGATTGTTCTCCTGCACTTGTTGTTCTATCTGCAAGATTTCTAATCTTTGCTTGTCTCTTAGCAGCACTATGTCCAGAACCAATTTGGAAACTTACATTATCTGCCTCATTCATGAACTGAGAGAAAGATTTTGATTCACCTCTTAGTTGACGATAATGAGCTTTTAATTCTGCTCCGCCAGAAGCTCTAGCTCCTTTGAGCCAAGGATCTTCATCTGAATCATTTGACTTACTAACTGGCTTGGTGCTTGATTTATACTTAACTTTTGACGAAGTTGGTTTGCGAGGCATATAGACTTTTCCGCCACTTGCAGTTCTCTCACCAGTATCTACTCTATTCTTCAATCTATCTACAATTCTGCTAAGCACTCCTTCATCAATTTTCTCATCTGATGCCAGATATTCTGCAGCAGTATCTACAAAGTCTGCGGCTCTTGTAATTTTAGATTGAACCCATGCAGGAAGTTGTTGATCAGACTTGCGAATAATTCTGCGAAGCATTGCAATAGATCTTTCCATTTGATCTAATTCAAGCTTTGCCATATATCCTTCATGGTCTTTTATTTTACCAGAAGCAATTTCTTTATGATCTTCGTTCATTTTTAATTGTCTGGTATTCATTTCCCATGCACTTGGTCCATAGGAACATTCAGATTTAGTTTCTTTTTTTTCACATAAATGGCAATAACGAACTTCTTCTTTCTCTTCTTTGACGGATTTTTTTCCATCTTTCCATTGAGACTTTAGTTGCTTTTCCATCTTTAATAAATGCTTGTAATAGTTAGGAAACTCAGCAATATGCTGGAGAGCAATTCCATAAGCCTCATCATGAGTGGTTACATGCTCTCTTTCTACAGTAGAACCGACTTCTGCTTGTCTAACAACATAATTAACAGAAACGCCATGTTTTTTGGCGATTTCCTTTTCTGTAGGGACTCTAAGCTTAGCCATTATCCACCTACAACTTGAACTTGTTCAAATACTACACTAGCACCAATAGCTTCTAGTTTTGCTACCTTTACAACCTGTGGAGACACACCAGTTGAATAAGTATAATCTTCAGTTGCAGCAGATGCATCTATATTTGTGGTGATGGCATTGCCAGTTTTTGCGGTAACTTTTTTTCCAGCAGAAGCAGCAGATTCAAATGCAGCAGGGAGAACTGATCCAGAATCTACAACAGCAATGTAATCTCCAACTGCAAACGGATGTGTATCTGTTGTTGCACCAGCAATACCTAGAGTATATTCGCAAGTAGCAGAATCAGTTGCTTTATAAATTGGAGCTTTTCTAGCTTTTCCTCCAGAAAGTAACAGTGATTCTGATGCTTTTACTACTACTGCAGGACCATCATTAATTTTTACAGTGCAATCAGTAGTTGCTGTGATGCGAAACACTCCGCTGGTCATTTCGACATAACCTGTACCACCAGATGCTACTGTATTGGTGGAGATTACATTAAGTACAGACATTAAAATACCCCTTATTCTTCTTTATTATTTATTTTTGATTGTTTTAGAAACTTTTGAAGTTCTGCAGTACTTCCAACAAACATAGTATTATTTACAGTAGTAGGACCATTTTGCTTTACAATATCCTCATCAATGGTTTTCATTTTCTTTTGTAAATCAATTAACTTATCTGTCATGTCTGCAATGTTTTTCATTCCCTGGAAGGCAACTTCATATGCTCTTGGATGATCGCTATTTTTAGCAACATCCATAATTCCATCAATTGCTTCTTGTCCTTTTTGAATTAAATCGTAAAGTTGCCCTCTACTATATTCATAGTCAGATTTAATATCATCAGAATCTGATTCCTCATTATGTTTTACAATTTCTACTGAAACTTCTTCATGAGGAATTATATTAAAAGTATCATCCAATTTATCGTAAGCTGACATAATTATTCAGTCCAAAGTTCATTAAATCCAAAGTCATCATCTGCTTCTACTAAAGCATCATCTGCAGCATTAATTTGTCCATCATCATTTAAATCTTCTAATGCTTTTGGAGTTACGCTATATGTAATGTATCTATTAGCATTAATTGCAGTTCCAATATCAACATTGACTTTTTTGATGACATCAGAAGTTGTAACTGGCCCGTAGATGTATGACTTTGCAGTAAATATTAAAGTATAAATGATAGTTCTTCTAGTGGTAAAATCTCCTTCATAATCATCTTGAATAGATACATTATTCAATAAAATAGGAATATCTTTCTTTTCATCTGTTTCTGCAACCATGTTAATAGTGATTGAAAAATATGGCTGAAAGAAAGGTAAAATCTGTTCTAAAATTTGTACTGCATCATCATTATTTTTACTGATAATAGAAACTTCAAAATCTAAATTGTATGGAACTGGCAAATAATGAGAATATGATTTTTCTGTGTCTCCGTTTTTTGGAGTTCTGCATACTTGAGTGGGACCAAGTTTTCTTCCAGCATCATATGAGATTGATTTCATTTCAAAAGAAATCCTTGGAAGCTGGATTTGAGTAGGTCTCCTTTTATCTAAATTTGGTTCTGCTTCGATACGAGCAAGAAATTTTTCAGTAGGACCATATGCTAGTGGAACTTTGATAGTCTGCTGAACAGCTCCATCTTTGTCCTTTCTTCTCAATTCAATATTATTAAAAAGAGTTCCAAATCCAATAATTGTTTTACGAATTGATTCGTTATAAAAATGTGTACCTAACATTAAAATTCTCCCATATTTGTATATTCACCAAATGGATTTCTTTCGGTCCAATCGAGAAGTTTGTCTCCTTCATCTTCAAACCATTTATTTTCATTGAAATCATCATTTTCATTTTCAATAGAGCTAAAGGTATTGACTACCCATTCAGCTCCGCTAGTTTGGCCAATTAAAGTTTCATTATCTTTAAAAGTTCCTACTATATCTATAAGTTCAAGCTCTTTATTAGTAACATCATAACGAATTACTTTTCCAGTGGCTCCACTTATAGATCCAGTTACTGTTTCTTCGTATTTATAAGTTCCTTTAGGAGCCAATATTGCTTGTGCAGTAGCTCCATTTCCAGAACCAGATATTGCAACTCCAGGAACACTATTGTATCCAGTTCCTGGATCAATAATTTTAATGCCAGTTACAATACCTCCAGATATTACAGCAGAAGCTCTTGCACCAGATGCACCATTCACCGAACCAAGTGCGACAGTAGTTCCAGAAGCTGTATATCCAGTACCTCCAGAAAGTACATTAATTTGTTTAAGTCCCTCAGTAAGTTTGAATGTAATTGAATATCCTTCGTCTCTTCTAATTTTATCAATTTCTTCAATTCCAGTTTCAAATCTTTCGCTGGAATCTTCCATTACTTCACAAACTAGTTGATAAGTTGCAATCTGTCCTAGTTGTCTAAATGGTTTATTGTGCTCTACAAATTTAATTTGGAATAATTGATTCGTGAGAGGGAAATAAATTACATCTCCTTCATTTGGCCTATGGTTAGATAGTAAGTTGTTTGAAGAAGATATTAAATCTTCCCATCTTCTTTTGGATATAATAAATGTAGCTTCTTCTGCAATTCTAACTCCAAATTTAGTTAGTAAAGTTCCTTCTCCAGTAAATCCTTCATAGTTAGAAACATACATTTCGATCATGTAGTTTTCATCAAACATCGCAAGAGGATCTTCTCCAAATAATCTTTCATCATTAGAAAATTCTCTTGGCAAATAATAAACATCAAAGCCATAAATTTTTAAAGACTCTATGATTAGATCTTCGTAAAGTTTTTGCTCAGAAGAAGTTCCGTGAGAAAAATAAACATTTTTCATTTTATCCGACCATATCTAATGGAGGTAGTTCATATGTAGTTTTAAGATCTTCCATTAATTTCTCTATTTCTCCTATTGCATCGTCATACATTTGACGGCCATTGAAAGTAACTCCACCTGGCATTTGAATACCTTCAAATTTTGATAAATTCTGTCCCCACTGCCTTTTAATTAATGCAGTTAAATAATTTTTAACCCATCGTTCATTATACAATCCAGTAAATTGATTGGGGTCAAGTGCTCGGTAACAATCAATGACAATAAAATCATCCTTGGATTGCATTCCCCAATCCAAATCTATATAAAGTCTATTTTGAACTTTATTATATCTAATATCTTTATTGCCCTCTAGCATAAAATCTAAAGTCTCAAGATAAGTCAATACCATGTAATAATTCATGATATCATATGAATAAAAATTATAAAAATCATTCAGGAAAAATTGGTATCTAAAACCAAACATGTTATTAACAAAGGCATTGGATACCTTAAAAATTCCTTGTACTCCAACAATGTGATCAGGGACAGTTAAATATCCTCTTCCTTCTTCAAAATTAAGTGTTCTTGAATTATCCGAATCGTTAGTATCTGTTTTAGTAGTAATAAAATTTCTCTTCTTTCCATTGTCAATATCTTCTTGGGTAAGTTTGTACTTTAAGTACATTCTTTCCATTCCATTATATGCTCTATCATTATATAATGAGATCGTATCATCAATTAAATCTTCAATTTGATCATCATCAACATTAATTTCGATCACTGGTTTCCCAAGTCTACGAAGACAATATTCTTTAAGTTGTGTTCTACTACTTGGTTCTGCCATTATGCTGACCTTCTAGTTTTGGGAGATTCTTTTTGAGTAGATGGAGAATCTTCACCAAAAGCTCCTCCATCAGATACTGAAGATTCTGTATTCATCTTAGTAATAACATTATTGAGGTAAATTATTTTAGCCTCAAGCATAATATTTTGTGATGTCAATTCATTGATTTTCTTTTGCATCACCGATAACAAATTGTTAATTTCATCTTGATTCATAATTTTCTCCAATTAATAATTAGTAGGTTCCTCCGTCGAGGGTTGTGGTCCAAACTGGAACTCCAGATCCATTTACAGTTAGAATTTGGTTTGAAGTTGATGCATCTGCAGTTCCTGCAGCAGCAGTGCTGGTAACTCTCTTATATGCATCAAAGAATGGAATACCATTGTGAACACCATCATCTAACTTTACAGTTTTGAAGTATGCACTACCTCTAGTTCCACTAAAAACATTTCCACTGTTTGTTGCATCTGGAATGTATGTAAAGTAGTATGTTATTACATCCTCGCTAATTCCAGATTCATCATAACCAAAGAAACCAGTTTTTAGACTATCACGATAGTATCTATACTCGATACCACGATCCATATTATCGTCTGCACCTTGAGTAAAGGTTAGTGCAGTTCCAGATGCAATTCCACCAGTTAGTGGATTGTTTAGAGTTACTTGAGTTCCTGAAGTAACAGTAATCGTTGTTCCTGGAGTGATATTAGCATCACCACTAATAATATCTCCAGTATTCAATCCTGTAGTATTATCTAAAGTTAAAGTTGTTGCTCCATTTGAAGCAGATGCAGTTAGTACCTTCTCACTGATCGCATCTCCAAGAGTGAAGACAGGATCATTAACCGTCATTACTGTAGAGTTTACAGTAGTAGTTGTACCAGTTACCTTAAAGTTGCCTCGTACAACGACATCACCACCAGCATCTCCACCAGCAGGATAAGGGTCAAGGGTAATAGTTTGGCCATTTGTATCTCCATAAATTGTAGATCCGTTAATTTTTAGATCTCCAAAATCAGTTGTAGTAGCAGCAGTACCAAAATTAATGGTTGTTGCAGCACCAAATGCGTTTACTGTTGTTGCAGTTGTGTTTGCAAGATTGAAAGTGGTTGTCGAGACAGTTAGATCCCCACCATCAATGTTTACATCACCATCAACATCAAGATTATTATTGATATTAGTAGTACCAGTTGCAGCACCAATCTCAATGGTAGTTGCAGCTCCAGCGAAGTTTACTGTAGTTGCGTTGGCATTTGCAAGATTAAAGGTTGTTGTTGAAACGGTTAGATCTCCACCGTCGATATTGACATCACCATCAACATCAAGATTGTTATTAATGTTGGTTGTGCCAGTTGCAGCACCGATCTCAATACTAGTTGCGGCACCGAATGCATTTACGGTAGTTGCATTGGCATTAGCTAGATTGAAAGTTGCGGTTGAAACTGTAAGATCTCCACCGTCAATATTGACATCTCCATCGACATCAAGATTGTTATTGATATTTGTAGTTCCACTTGCAGAACCGATTTCAATAGTTGTAGCGGCACCAGCAAAGTTTACTGTAGTTGCAGTAGAGTTTAATAGATTAAATGTTGTTTGATCTGTGGTTAGATCACCACCTTTTACTTGTAGGTCTAGATCAACAACTAAGTTATTGTTAATATTAGTAGTTCCACTTGCAGCACCAATTTCGATGGTAGTTGCAGCACCAAATGCGTTTACTGTTGTTGCATTGGTATTAAGTAGATTAAATCCAGTCTGATTAGTGGTTAAATCTCCACCATCAATGTTAAGGTCTCTATCAATATCTAGATTTGCAGTAGAGAATGTAATTAGTTCTCCACCATTAGTTGTAGTAATATTGATGTACTCATTTACACCTTCTTTGATGATTAAAGCGCCTGCAGTATTATCCCTTAGATTAATATCTGTAGCAACATCAGTTAGATTGATATCTCCACCTTGTACAGTGAGATCTCCAGAAATTGTAAAGTCTGAAGGAGCAGCAAGAGTTCCTACATATGCTGATCCAGCAACATAAAGATCTTCACCAATACCAACACCACCTGTTACTACAAGAGCACCTGTAGTAGTTGATGATGATGGAGTATTATCACTAATACTGATTGCAACTCCATTTGCAAAATTCCAATCAGCACCTGTTACTTCTAGTCTATCATCAGAAGCTTCATCATATCTAATTTTAGTATCTTTACTTGTACCAAAAGTTAGAAAAGTGTCATCTGGAATGACTACTTCACCTGCACCGTTTGGATCAATATTAATATCTCCGTCTACATTGGTTGATGAAATAGTATTACCATCAAAACCAAGATTATCTACATAAAACTCATTAATTTTCTTGGCAGAGTCTACTACCAGTGCAGAGTTGGCAGTTAGAGTTCCGTGCCCATGATCGAGCATGTCAGTGAAGTATTTACCTCCAATGACTTCGATGTTGGCAGCGATACCTCCAGTTTCAGTTCCAGTACCCAAATACATCTTACCATAAGATGCAACTGTTGCATTTTGTGCATCAGTATAGGTAGTAGAACCCCAGGAATAACCTAATTCACCTTGTCCAAGGTTTGGTTGTCCAGTTCCAGAGGATCTTTTAATTTTAATGATAGTTGCCATTTCCGTTTCCCTGATGGTTAGTAGTTACCGCAATTAATGGTTAGTCCATTTCTTTCTATGATATTAGAAGCAACCCAAGCCCCAACAGTGGCATCATATTGTAAAAGGGCTCCGTGTTGTGCATTTAATGCATCAACATCACTTAATGATGATATTTTTTGTGCTGCGTTTGCCGCAACAGTTATTACTTGTGGCTGATTTGAAACCGTTACTTTTGTTTTCATGTTACTCCAGGATTGATAGTAACAATTCCCTCTATTACTCTAGTTTTTTTGCCAGAAGAATTAGTTAAAACTACATCATACAAGTATCTACCCTGTTCTAATGAACTGGTTTGTGCAGAAGTCAATTCAAGGATAACAATTCCGGTGGTTCGGATGGCTGTAAAACTTACAGTAAAACTTACTGAATTTGTGCTATAATAAGATTTCCTTATTTTAGCAGCTCCAGTATAGCCAGTTAAATTCCAAGGGGCATTATTATCGTCAGAAATGGTAATTTGAGCATTAAAATCAGAGCCTTGGTCAATATATAAGTTTTTTACAGCGGCCATTTAAAAATATTTATATAGAGAGGTCTCCCTAGTATTTATAAGGAGACCTCTTCTTGAATTATTTTTTTATGAGTAAATTCATAACTACATGTTGTTGCATATGATATAATCTAGCAAATTCTTTTGCTATTTTTTTAGCCCCTTCTTCATTCAAAGTATCTATGTCATTATAAATTTTTTGAAGAGTGAATTGTTTAGTTAGTGGTAGTTCGTTCATTTAATTTCAAAAGCAAGTTTTTAATTTCACCAATTTCAGACTTGAGATTGTTCAAGTCTTGCTCAATTCTATCAATTTTTTGAGATTTATTCTGTCTCATTTGATAGTTTTTCATATAAGTTTCATATTCATATGAATTGTCATTTATTATAGCACCACTGGTCATATCTCTATAAAGACCAGGGTGCCCATCAACCATTACCTTTTTCATTATACTGCAAGTGCAAGGGCTCTAAAGTTTCTAATTATTGGAATGTTTGTTTGATCTGCACTAATCATACAAACTTTAATTGCAAACTCTTTAAATTCTGGTAGATTTTTCAATTCAAAGTCAAATGCTTTATATTCATTGGAATTTGAAGATCTTGGATATGAAACTGCAGGAATTTCAATATAATTCATTGAATCAAATATTCCTAGGTTTCCATCACTATAAGTTTTTACAAATACTTTAATATCTGAGTATTCTCCATTTAGACCCTGAGTTCTAACACCATCTAATAAAACTTTAACTGAAGTTGATGTATTTTGTAAAGTAATTTTTTTAGTTATGTAAGATGAATAAATTCCAGATGAAGGTGTCAATTCTGCAGATACATCTACTTGCCCATTTAGTGTCTTCTTGATAATTCTATTGGAAATAGCAATTGCAGAAGAACCTTGTACATCTATTGCAGGGCTTATATTATCTTTTTCAGTTGATAAAGATAAATTAAATGTTAGAGTAGATGCAGTAGGAGATCCATAATACTCGACAGAGTTTGCTGGAGATGCAACTAACCTTGATGCAGTAAGTTCATTATACTGTCTGTTTTGAACAGATTGTTCAGAAAGAACTGTAAATGAAGATGCAGTCTGATAAGGACTATTTCCACTAATACTTTCAATTCCTACAGATACATTAGTTGATGGAATTGATAAAATATTTAAATTTGGATATAGTTCTTCATATTGTATATTTCTTGAAGCTTTAATAAAAGTTCCTCCTGAGATTAAATTAGAATTTGCATTAATTGCTGAACTAATTTTATATCTATCAAGGTCAATAACTTCAGTAATTTTATGAGTTTTATTAATTTCAGATAATGGAATTCCATTTATGGAGTAGCAATATAAAACAGATCCTGATGAATGGGTGGTAGCAGTTGTTCCAAATTGACCTCTTCCTCCTGCAGGAATAGTCAGAGTAGTTCCAGCAATTGCAGTATACTTAATAATTTCATCATTTACTAGAATATATCCTGGATTTGAAACTGAAACAGCAGATCCACCTATAGTTGTCCATGTTGTTTCAGATGTATTTCCAACATTGATTGGGCCAGTTTGAGTAGCACTTGTAATAGCTGTATTCAAACTAGTTTGTAAAGCATCTGAAAATACTGAAGAAATTTTCACATAATTTTGGACACTATTCATGCCATGGTTTGGATGATATACTTCAATAGATCCTGAATTTTGAGTAAAAGATAATGCATTTGCAGGAAGATTGCAGTCTGGAATTGGGCTATTTTTTAACTTACATGTGTATGTACTGTTTGTTGCAAATTTAGCTCTATTTAAAGTAAATTTAATATCTTCAAATTGATCAGGAGTCCAAACCGACATGTTTTGAGACTTGTATAAAGATCCAGAATATGGTTGTTTATCAATAATAAATCCTCCAAGAATATCAACTTCAGAGAGTCTTGAGACCCAAATTTTATAATTTTTAGAAACACTTCTTACCATAAATGCATATTCAGTGTTCTGATTTAAATAAATTGGAGACGCAAATGTAAATCTTGTTGCTACAGAGCTAGTTTTTGAAATATTAACTTCAGATGATTGTTTAGTAACAATACTATTTGGAACAACTGTAGTGGTAAGAGTTCCATTTTCCATAGTTCTAATTTCAACAGATACTGGAAGAGTATCATCTTTTGATTGGAAATACAAATCTACGGAAGTTGCAAAAATACCACCCTCTACATCAACTAGGAAAGATTGTGCTAATGGATCTCTACCTGGAGCTGGTTCTGCTGGGGGTTCTGGTGGTGGATCTGGTATGAATACAGTTCTAGTTCCTCTAATTGCAGCTGAAGTAATTTGTGGAGTAGTTAGAGATAGTACATTACTAGTAAGTGATACTCTTGTACCTAATGTATCATATATTGTTTGTGAACTAGAATCTGAAATTCCATAAATTGAAGTTCCAGTAATTTCATCACATAGTTTAAATACAGTTTCGCCTGTTTGATATGTATTTGGAGGAATAATGACGAATGCTTTTACAGTTCCTCTTGAATCTGATCTAACACGAGCACCATTAAATGATACTACGCCAGTTGCTCTTGAAGACAGTCCTCTAATTAAAATAGAATCTCCAAGTCTATCTGGATTAATTTCTGTTCCATCAGCAGTAGTAATGTTATCAATATCCAAGAATGATGTAGTAGATGTATATAAACCAAGAGATGAGGTTACTACAGTAGCTCTAATTGGATTATTAATTGGTGATACTGATGGAGTTCCTTGTGGAGCAGTAAATCTAATTTCGACAGTTTCTCCGTTAATAAAAGTTCCAACTCTATTGGTCATCCCTGTGATGTTTTTAGGAAAAATTATTGAATTATTTAATCTATCATCAACAAAGAAATGGAATAGTGTGTTAGGTTTTAATTTTGTTGAAGTTAATTCTACAACTCTAGATCTAATAAATTCTACCGCTGTAATAGAGTTAATAGAATCTCCAACTTGAATATCTTGTGTTAAAGTTGAGAATGTATTATTTACACCAGTTCTTTGTTGGAATACATTTGTACCACCTCCTGTGCTGGCAGATCCAGTAGTTGTCCAAGCCCCCCACTGTTCTCCTCTAGCACTGCTATTATCAAATAAAAATCTAATAGGGGCACTTAAATCTATACGCTGAGTTTGTGATTGAGTTTTTACTGTATCGAACCAAACATCCTTTTCTGGATTTAATACAATATCTCCATACCATTGAATAATTTCAAATGGTTGTAGGTTTTCCACTCTGCTAGCATAATTTTGAATTATGAAAGGAGTTTCAGTATATGGAATGGTAACAAGAGATCCAGTTTGTTGTGTAGTAGAATCTGAATTTGATGCATTTAACTGAATATTAGTCACATATGGATATGGTCTTAATAATGCTCGTTCAGTATCAATACATGCAGTATATGCTACATTATTTAAATCTGCAAGGGAAGTACTTTTAAAGTTATCTGCAACAAATCCAGTTTTAAATCTATTATTTCCATCTTCATCTACAACAGTTAAACTGTTAGTACCTATTTCAAGAAGATTTAAAGAAGTTAATTCTTCAACAGTTTGAAGTCTCTTATCAATAGAACCAATATCTTTCATAGTATAACGCTTAGATTCAACTAATTGAAGAGTTGAATCCAATACAGATTTCATATATGGAGGAATTGTTAAAGTTCCTAAGAGTAAAGCATTTGGAATGTCTTCTGGCTCTTTTGGACTTAATGCCTCAGAACCTTTTGATATTACTACATTTCCGTTTTCATCTAAGAAAATTTTATCTATTCTACCAAGATAGTAATCATAATCTAAGTTTACAATTTCCCCTGGGAAAGCAAAATTAGGTATTACTCTAGTGAGAGCTAATGAATCAAATGCAGAAATAGTTTCTTGGTATGGAGTAATTATAGTCCCACCAGATCCTGAAGATGGAATAGTATCATATCTAAAATCTACAATATCCGTATATGATGTCCCTTCAAATGTGGACGGAATTTCAGAATATGATAATTCTGCTGTATTATATGAATTAGTAGAGTAAAAATCGTTATTGATGTTATTGTGAATAAAGTAATCAAATACAACAATAAATTTAGTTTGTGGAACCGGACTATTTTGTAATCTAGTTAACTTAGAAATATTGTAAAACTCTTGTCCATCATTTTTATTTAAAATAAAATCACTTGTAATATCTCTGTAATTTCCGTTTGTCACCGAAGTAATAAATTTTCCAACAACTGGAGTCTTGGAAGATACATCTACAGACAAAGTTAAATTGTTACCAGATTGAAGCTTTTGATCTGAAATATAAATTATATAAAGAGTATTTCCACTAATTGAAATAATTTTTGCACTAATATTTTGATATGTGATAATATCGCCTATTGTAAGTCCTGTGGAATCATTGATTGATACTCTATCAAATAAATTTTGATTGTTATCAGATGAAGATAAAGCTTGACGAATAGCATGAATTTTATACACATCAGAGAATTTTAGAGAAATATCTTTATCTGAAATTCTAGTTCCATAAATTGTGTTTGCGGAATTTTGTAGTTTATCTACAAGTAAGAAATTAAATTTACTTGCAGATTTTGTTTTTAATGTGGGATTATTTACCCTTACTTTATAAGTTACATATACTAAACTTCCATTTAAAGAAGAGTTTACTAAAATATTTGCAGAAGTAGATGTGAGTGTTTCAGTTTCTATAGTAAATGGAACGACTCCATTAGAATTTGTGATAATGATATCTGCAGGAGATATAGTAAAATTAGATGTTGTGGAAATTGTAAATGTGGCACCAGATACTGTTTTTGTTTCAGTTATTGTTTTGTAATATGTGAAATCTGTTGAGGATTTTACACTTTTATTTGTAATTTTTGAGAAGAAATTTGATCCTGTGGTTTTAATTTTTGGAACTAATTTTTTCACATTATAATATGTTCCAGAAGTTACAGAACCAATAAAAGTAATGGATGTTGATGTAATTGCTGTAGTTGTTACTGTTGTAGTACCAATTAACAGCTTCATTGGTACTTGAACTTCGGTGGAAAAATTTGTTCCCACACCAGTCAAAGTAGCTCCATTAACAATAAATGAAGATCCAGAAATTCCAACTGCTTCTAATTTAACTGCAGCACTAAAATTAGAAGAACTTAAATCTGTTATACTTTCTATTTTATTAGCAGTTGCACTAGAGATTGTGTAACTCGTAGTGTTTCTGCTGTTAGTAAATGTAGATCCTGATAATATAGTTCCTGTAGTTTGTCTTACAGTAAGTGTATTTCCACTGACTGATTCTACAACTGCTGTTGCTCCAGTATTAGTAAAAATAAAATCTCCTGCAGAAATTGCAAGTGAAGATTGAGATGTAACAATTGTAGTAAACATTGTTATATCTGCTAGATATAACTTTTGTCCAATTATTAATGATAATGCTACTGCCTTACCAATAGTTGTTTCAACTTGATTAATAGTCTTTTTGAGAGTTACTAAAGACCCAGGAAGAACAGTTCCATTAATTGTACTTGGCTCTAGTTCAATATAATTACCAAATGCAGATACTAAGCCTTGATTATTAATTGATAATGATTTTCTTGGTTTTTCTACAGTAACATATTTTTTATCGGTATTATTAATCTCAAATCCCTTCACATAAGCTTTAATTGGAGATAGCTCTGCAGTGTAATAATTTCTACCATCAATCGCTTTCCCATCAGAAACAACAGGGGTTCTATTTAATACTTTAGTTCCATCCAGTAAAGTATCATTAAATGAATATACTCCATTATTCTCTTTATCATTATAAGTTTCTTTTACATTTAATGTGTATCCGTTTACAGTATAATTGCCAGATTCATCAAATGTTCTTCGTGCTAAATTCTTTTCTAGTTGGTTATATACAGAATTTTCAACTAAATTAATTAACTTGCCATTATCAAGCCTTAGTAGCTCAATAAATGATGGGTCTGTTGGAGAATCAATATCTTGTTTTGATAAAATAGCTTCAATTTTTAATCTATCTGCACCAGGAGCAGTGAAGTTTGGAGATCCTACTGCATTATCATATAAAGAATTATCTTCATCCGTAGTAATTAGAGATTCAACTACTGATAATCCAATTTTATATGAAGAAAAGTTATCATACTGATCTAAAATAATATTTTGATCTGGAACCTCAACAAAAAATCCACGAATAAAAAATACTCCAGATGTAATATAAGCAGCACTTCCAACATATGAAGATGCATTTTGAGTCGATGTTACAGCTACTGGATTATTATTCTCATCTCTTAAAGTTTCACCGTTTGAAAATTTAGTTATCTGAACTCCATTAGCTACATTACCAGATGAAATATATTTTACATATAATGTAGCTACATTTTTATTAGATTCGGTTGAACTAATAGTGTTTAATATTTTTGCCTTTACTCCAGAAGACTCTCCAATTACAGTCTTACCTACTAAATTGTTTCTAATGGTTTCAAATGCAATTCCATTTACAGTAGATTGAACTAAAACTGCATTTAACTGAAGATCATATCCAATTTGACCTGGAATAACTACCGAACCTTCTTTAAAAACATGCTTTCCAAATTTTTCAATCTGACCTTGAAGGATTGATTGTAGAGTCGTTAGTTCTCTAGCTTGTACAGGATAATTTGGTTTGAATAATACCCTGTAAAAATTTTTAGATGACTCAAAATCGTCAAAGTATGGCTGCAAATTAAGATTTGTATCTTGCATTTATTTAAACCTTCAAAGTTTATAGTCGTTTCGTATTATTTATTTTAGAATTCTATCACCAATTTAATATCTTCAATTTGATCGTTAGATCTGAAAACAGGTTTTCTATTTTCTACATAAAGAATTTTTCCACTATATTTTTTAATTTCGCTTGATGAATAACCGTTTTCAAATGCGGTTCCTGATAATACTGTACCAGGAGAAGTACTGAAAGATGTAAGAGGCTGAAGTGAGACTCCACTTGTACGCCCTACAACACTATAATTTCCAGAAAATGCAATAAATTTATTTTTATTGTAGTCTCCTTCTTGTGTAGCACTAATATATTCATTCTGATAATATCTTAAAATTTTATTTACAGAATCCCAATGGATTACTCTACCTCTTGCCTCTGTAATATTTTGCTCAATAATTTCTCCATTTTGGAAGTCCGCAGTAGAATTAGCATCAAATTTAATTGCCCTACAAACAGTTGCAGTAGGAGCAGTAAAATCTAGATTTCCAACTTGGGGATCTTCAATAAGTCCAAATCTTCTAAATTGCATATTAATTGGAATATCTCCATTTCCATCCAAGAAGTCAAGACTCTTATTAATCATTACTCTATATCCACCAAGTTCATGAATTGCATTTGATCCATGTCCACCTGGGGGAGAAATTATTACTTCAAGGTTTGCTCCAGCACCGCCAGGAGATATCTCAGTGCCAGACCTAGTATTTGCATTTGCAGCACTAGTGTAGCATTTAGATAAATCAATTGTGCCATAAGTATATCCAGCGCCAACATAGTTATTTTCAACTTCTACTGCAGTAATTCTTGAAGATGAATTTAAAGATGAAACAGTAATTTTAACAACACAATTTGAGGTGCCATCTCCAACTACTGGAGTATAATATATGCCATTAGTAAGACCTGTTCCTCTATTACTAATTAAAATTTGATGAATCGCTCCATCTACTGCAGCATTTTGAACCGAAGTATCTTTTCTTACTGGAATAAAATCGGATGAAACAAATTTAATATAATCTGAAATAGAAATAGTATACATGTACTTCCACTTATAGCCATCTGAAGTAGTAAATATGCTAGTACTAGTTCCAGTTGGTTCTACAGTTGAAACTATGCCATTTTGGTTTACATCAGGATCTTGGCCATTGTAAATACACTTATAGACTTGAAAATCTTTATTCATCACATAAAACTGAGAATCATATAATTTAGATTGCCCAGTAGCAGATAATTTTACAACATTGTTAGTAATTGTGCCATAATCATGTTTGTACATATCATAAACTACCCCAGGTTGCCAAACTCTTTTTCTGATTACTTCAGATACATCACTTCTAGTAACTCTTTTTACTGCAATCATATCATCATATATTTCACTTAGTTCGTCAAGTGAATCTACTGGATTTGGTGGGGAAAAATCAGATACAGTAGAAACGCCTGCATACTTTTCTCCGATTGCATTCGCAGTTGTATCATTCCAATTATATGAACGACCAATAAATAGATAAATTTTACTTCTATATGCTTGAGATGCCGCAGCTTCAGTAGGGTTGGCACCAGAATCTTCTGATGATGGATTGGAAGAACTATTGTAAGGTTCTTCTAAAGACTCTATGAATTGTTGAGACGCAAAAATTCTAAAATTATCTGATACTAATGAAGGCATTATTCTTTGTCCTTATAGTTAGTCTTTGTTATGATTATTTATTATATAAATTTGTCATAATATACAATGTCATTCTGATTGTGTGCAGCTGCTGTAATAGCTCTAGTACATCCTATCAGTTGATTTGATACTATATTTGTATACTCAATAATATCATTATCAATAATTACTCTGTAAGTATCATATCCTTCACCTGAATTTCTTACTATTATAGAAGTAACTCTTCCCATACTGTCTAATACTAATTCAAGAATACATCCAACTCCACCTCCTCCAACTACAATCACTTCAGCATCTCTATCATCATAACCTATTCCTGAAGTTAAAACTTCAACTTTTCTAATTCTACCTTTGCTAATGAAAGGTCTAAATGTGGCACCTGAACCAGTAACAGATGAAATTGCTATAGCAACATCACTTTGTTCAAAATTTTGTGCGTTTGCAACTGGAATTATTTCTGCGGATGGCAAAATATTTGAAGATAATTTAGTACCTATCCTTACATTTGAAGTGCTTAATGGCATTTTTGTATAAGAATAGGCATATGATGTAGCAACTACAGATGGTGCTTGGTATTGATTATATCCAGGATATTGAATTATAACTGGTGCCTGAATAGCTCCACCTAATGTATTATTTACTGAAGCTGTAGCTTTGGCACTATATCCAACACCAAGTGTCCTTAAAATTGCTGGATATCTGTAACCAGAACCTCCATTGGTTATAGAAACAGAAGTTACCTTTCCACCAGATACAGCTGCAGATCCTACAAAACCAGATGGTTTTGGTCCAGTATACTGTGTAGTTTTCACTACAGTTGGAGATATAACTTGAGTAATTGTTCTTTCGCTTTGCTCACCAGAAATTTGAATTTTATCGTTTACATTAATTTGATATGAAACACTATTAACCGCAACATCTGTTGTAGTTCCTCTAAAATCTAAAACAACTAACTTACCTGCAGTTACATTTGATGTAAATACAATTTTATTATTGTCAATGTAGTAATCATAAAGAGGACTTTGAATATTTCCATCCCTAATTACTAAAATTTGATTTTCATGAGGTCTTGGTCTTTCAATATCTGTATTAGGGTAATAATCTGCAGAATTTTGTTTCTTTAAATTATAAATTCTTCCACCAAATCCAGATGTAATAGACAATAACTTCAAGAAAGTACCTACACACTTGACTGAAATTATATCAGTTGATATTGGAGCAATACTAAATTGAATTTGACTCTTAATATCTCCTTGTAAAGTATACTCTACACCAGGATCTAGAATTTTTCCATTTTTAATAACAATTAAACTAAACTCTGAAGGAATCATATCATTCTCAACAGTTCCAGGAGGCATGAAGTTTTCTTGGTTAAAGAACAGATTAAATTTAGTATTGATTCCATTATATGGTGTATTAATTTGATCGAGTAAATGGAATGTTCCTGCAAATTTAATTCCAAAAATATAAGTTGAAGTATTAGCTGAGGATAAAGTAATTCTAGATGATGTAGTATAATTGTACTCATTCAGTTCGTTAAACTTCCAAGTATTATTAGAAAATACTACTAGATTTTCCTGATCATCATTGGAAAAAGATTGACTTAAATTATATACAGTATTTGAACCAGAAACAGGGGATAAAATGATTAATTCATTGCCACTCATTTTCACCATAAAAATTTGATCTAAAGACTGAGGTGGTGTGGCAAATTCTATAATTCCTCTGTTTGCAGAAATGGTATACTGAACTCCTGGATATTGAATCACTTCATTTACTGAAACTAATATATCAGCATTTTGAAGAATGTCCGATGCAATTATATTTTGTTGATTATAAAATAGTCTAAATTTAGTTCTAAAACCATTTGGACAATCTTCAACTGGATCTATAAATGTAATAGGAGCATATTTAATTACAAAAATTGAATTTATATCAACTAGAGATGGTAAAATTATAGTATTTCCAGCAATAAAATAATTTACTCCATTAAATTGAGGAACACCATTAAGATGTACCACTACATTATTATAATCACTTGGTGATACAGAAGTAGCTAAAGTTATAGTTGTTCCCGAAATATTAGTAATTGCAATTTCATTAGATCCATGTCTATATGAAATATAAACATCCTCATTTGGAGTTATATTTGTGTCAAATGTTATGTAACCATTTCCAGTAGTGAAATCTTGTCCTGGATTTTGTGCAACTCCATTTCTAAGTACAAAAACATCTGATGTTGCTGGGGGGTTGAAACTCTTATAGTTTACTTGTAATTTATATGTTGATTTTAGATAATTATCGTCAAGATAATCTATAATTTCAGTATCAAATGAGGAAGATCCAATTTGATAAGCATATAATACAGATCCCACAGGAAGATTTGAATCTATTAAAGTTATAGTAGATCCAGATACAGTATATGCAGATGTTGGAATTTGCTGAACTCCATTAATACTAATTACTAAATCAGAACTTCTTAATGGTAAATTGGCAGTTATGGTAGAACTATTTACTTGTAGGTTATATGTAAAAACTCCTGATGAAATTGTGATTGGATCAAAAGATCTCTTTTGAGTTTGGAAACCTAATATTTGTACTTTATCGAGACTCAAACTTACGAACCCACTAAAAATAAGAGTATTTGTGTTAGTATCGAATGTCCAAGCATTTCCAACTTGCAAAATACCATTTACATAAATTAAAAATGTTGTAGTATCTATTGATGGAGATTGTGAAGTGTATTGTAAAGTATTTGTATTAATCTGAGTAAATCTATTGGTTATATCTACAAGATCTTGAGATTTATAATTTATAATTGAAATTTGATCTGTTGTAGTTGGTGCGGTGACAAAATCAATGTATCTGGCATCAGAAGGTCCACCAATCGTGTAATCAATATTTGGATACTGATACGCACCATTTCTAACTACTTGGAGATGACTAGAGCTGAAAACAGTAGTACTGACATAATTTGATGTCAATCCAAATCTTGTTTGAGAATTGTTGAATAATCTTAAATTATCAAATTTGAAATTTTGATTAAGGCCATCATAAGAATAATAAATTGAAATATCCTCAAACTGCTGTGGGACAGTTGTAAATGTTATATTTGATCCAGATATAGTGTAGTCAGTAATTGGTTTTTGATACACACCATTTCTGATCACAAATAAGTGATATGAACTTATTGGAGAGAATAAAATTCCATTGATGGAAATTGGGAAAGTAGATCTAACACCATCGAAACATATTAATGAATCTAGAATAACATTTTTTGTTTTTGCAGGATCTAACTGTCTATTGAAATAGCATAGTTTAATATTATCAGATGCAGTTGGAGCATCTACGAATGTAATTTTATTAGCTGATACAGAATGGGTTTGAGAATCTGGTCTCTTTAAAACTCCATTTTTGATTGTAAATAAATCTTCTACATTTTTAGCGTAATGTGGAACTCCTCTGTCGGATAAATTAAATGTTTTTCTTGTGCCATTTTGAGAAACATTTAGTCTATCTAATATTGCAGATTTTGTTGAAGTATTATTTGCAAGATATTTGCTGTTGAAATCTATAATTGTACACTTGCTTGATGCAGAATATGCTTGATTAAATGTTATTGTAGATCCAGAAATTGAATATTGATCAGGATCTAAAACTTGATTGTTAACATAGACTAATAGAGTATTTTTACCGTTTACTGGAGTATACTCAGCACCATCTGCATACCTTAAATTAAAAGTAGTAGCAGATCCATTAAAACTTATTTCATTTAATACTTCTACATAACTTGTAGAATATTCTGGGTTTGAATATTTAAATCTAGTATCAACCCCATATACGGTTGTATTATCGGGATCTGCGTACACAGTACCATCAATTAAATTTTTGGTAATTTGATACAAAGACTCAGGATTTTTTGTAGCAGCAGATTCTACATATTGAGTCAGTTTTTTAATTGCACAATTATCTACATGAAGGATTTTATTCCCCAGTAAGACAGTAGTATCTAATGCATAACAATTAATAGTTTCATCTATATACCATCCAAAGATATTAGAATCAGTTAATGGTTCAGATAAAACTAATTGATTTCCAGTAATTGAAAAGTCTGTTACCAGTTGAGATTGATAAACTGAATTTGCAAAAACCAAAAGTTTGCAACTAGAATCAGGAGAGTAATTTAATGTGTAATTAGCTCCAGAGCCAGTAAAAGTTATTTTCTTTAGATTTTGTTGATGTAGTACGAATATTGAATCACTTTCTTTTAAATTGGTGTCTAAGGTTACAATATTTCCATTGACTGTAAATGTCGGCGCTTGAACAACTCCATTTATAGAAATTAATAAATTTTCTGCAGAGCCCGAATTGAATTCTAGTTTGTCTTTATATAATTTTAAAGTATTATTTTGATAAGTAAAATCTAAAGTCGTAAAATTATTAGTTAATCTATGTGCAATAATTTGATCGAAACTAGAAAATTCAAAGAATGGAATAAAATTATTATCTACAATATAATATGAAGTTATTGGCTGCTGTAAGATTCCAGAATAAAATACCAATACATTATTGGAATTATGAACTCCAGTAGTAGCAAATGTCCTATCTACTTCAAATACATATTCTCCAAATATAAAAGATGAAGATCCAAAAAGGTATACTTCAATATAACTTTCGGATATAGATTTAATTATACCAATAGACTTAGATATATTTCCATAAACAAATTCCCCTACTGAGTAAGAAAGATAGTTGTCTATTAAAATTTTCTGTGTATTGCACTCAGATAACTTAAGATTTAAATTTGCAATATTTGATAATGAAGCTTTAAATATTACTGAGCTACTAAGTACATCTTGACTATTATTAAATAGAGATTTTTGATTTTCTATTAAATTTTTACCAAATAGTTTAAATCCACTAGGGTGAGTATTTTGAATTACTTCATTTTTCCATTCAGAAGTATTTCTATTTGATGCAATAGTATACGACCAATCTTGATAATAATTACTGTCATGAATTCTTTGAGTGGTATCATTTAAAAATCCATAGTTATCTAAGAATTTATGGGGGAATGATACTGTGGTAGAAATATTAGCATATGCAGATGCTACATTTACTGAAAAAATAGTTCCGTAAATTGATCCATCAGCATAATAAATTGTAGTATTTTCAGTTACTGTTCCTGTCAATTTTTCAAATTCTAATACAGATGACTGAGCATCAAAATTCAATACTTTAATAGTAGCAGTAGGAGTTGTTGCAGAACCTAATTTTAAAATAGTATCAGAAAGTAATAATTTTCTATTTAACTTTGCTTCTAATATTGCTCCTGTTCCATAATCACTTTCTAATGTGATAGATGGAATCTCACTTAAATTATTGCCACCATATAAAATTTCAATATTGGTAATGATACCAGAAGATGTTATAATTTTAAATTGATAATTATTATCAATAATTCCATTGACCTTAATTTTATCGGTAGGTCTATAATTATTTCCTCCAGAAATAACTTCAATTTTTGATATTTGATAGTTATTTTTAATTTTTGAAGTGCTCGGAAATTTCACACTAAATTGTGTGGTTTTATCACCAATCAACTCTCCACTGATTGATTCGCATTCAATTGATGATATTTTTCCAATAGTCTTGGAATTTAGCTGTAGTAACGCATTCTTTCCATTTATAGAATCAATAGTTACAATTTCAGGAAGTTTTTTATAATTATTTCCTTTATTTGAAATTGCAATTTTTACAATAGATCCCTGAGCAGACTTTGATGTAGTGGTATACGATAGTGAAAGATCTTCAGCATTAACTAATTTTGGTTTAGGAATTAAAAATGCAGTAAGAGACTCTACTGAGAAAACTTTCTGTTTGTTAATTGAAGAATTAAAATATACTACATCATTTGTCGAAATGTTGTGGGGCTGAGAAGTTATTACCCTAATATAATCAATTCCCAATATAGAAATAAAATCATAATCAACTACAGGAACTCCCTGAATTTCTGACACATAAGCAGAAAATCCAGCCCCATATGTAAAGGTATTGTCTATAACTAATTTATCATTTACTCTATAGTTAATTCCAGCATTTTCAATAATTACTTCATCTACAGATCCAAAATTATATTTTTTAGCTTTTAAAATAGTATTTGTGCTAGAAGAGTTAAATTTAAAAATAGAGGATGTATATAAAGAGCCTCCATCTGTAATATTAATTTTTGAAGGTACAGATACTATTCTGAATTCTATTGGTTGAGAATTTCTATCTCCATTTACATAACCAAATAAGCAATATGTTGCAACATTATTGTCTGCTAAACAATTTCTTCCATATAAATGGGCAGTCACTCCATTATAAACTCCTAATGGAGCCGATCCACGAATTACTTTACAATTTACAAACTGAGTTGATGTTTTTGATTGATATTCTACTAATCTACCATCAATAAATAACTTTCCTTTTGTTGTTGGGAAATTTGCTGTACTTGAAACGGTTATGTTTGTATATGAATTAGATTGTATAGTTGATGTTTGAGTTATTGTTGTTGAAGGTGGTAAAAATATCTTTTTATAGTCTAAATTAGATCCCAATTCAAATTCATAGTTATTGTTATCTAATTTTTGAATCTCTGATATCTCTAATGTTGCTCCTTGTATTTTATAAGTTAAATCTCTCTTTTGTACTAATTCTAGTAATTTAACATTTGATAAATCTAAAGATCCAGAAATTAATTCGCAGCGAATTACCTTTCTTCGGTATAAAGATGCTGAAGAAGCTTTAATTACATTATGTTTTGGTAGTTCTATATTTGGATCTACCGAAATAACTTCGACTGAAGGATTGCCCTTAGTATTTAAATCATTTAAAGGATATGCTTCTGATACTTTTGCCTTAGGGGTCTCTCCACCCTCTCCAATAATGCTGTATCTAGGTAAGAAATACCCAGAAATTTGATATAAAATTAACTCTCTTGTTGTATCACTCCAACTGTAGACTTTTCCAGTGCCAATAATGGTGTTATTTTCATCTACACATTTTACTGTTTGATCTTGAGTAAAATTTCTATCTCGTACTCGTGCAGTAATTGGACCAACATAATTAGTTCCTTTATTTACAACTTGAACACCAGGAATAGCGTCTTGTTGAGTCGGTTTAAAAATTCCTCCAGAAGTAGTCATCTTGGTGACTACCATTTTTGCTACACTATCAGCAATAGATGTAGTTGGATTTTTTACTCCAGTGCCAGAGCCAATTATATCAATAAGTGGAGGATATTGTAGTTGACCGTTTACAAGTTCATAATAATAGCCACTTCCAGAAGAAAAAACTTCAAATGCACTGATATTACCTGAATAATTTAAAATATTAATAATAGCTCCTGTTCCTGCAGGTTGCAGTTTTAACTTAACTCTTTTTTCATTGAAAAGAATTCTGAATAATAGCTTATGTGAATTTTTAGTTCCTTTTGCACGATAAAAAGAACTGATGTTTTTTAGAAATGATGAAATGTTTAAATCTTGAGCTAAGACTTCTGGTATATTTGGAGAAATCTCATTCTTAATTTTATTTAAAAATTCTATTGCAAATTGATACGAAATATTATATACTAAAGTTCCATTAGGGTGAATTGTATTTGTTCCACTATTTTTATAAGTTACATTAGATGTTGGAAACTTCTCTAAAATAAATGCCCCAGTAGAACGAACACAATCTAAGAATTGAGTTTTTGTTTTTGATTTATAAAATATAATTTCGTCGTCAATCTGAATATATCCATTAGATTCTGGAAATCCAGTAGTATCAAAAACTCCGATAGTAGTTGAATTTGTTCCTACTGTCGAAGTTAATTTGGTAGTTTCCTTTAATTTGGATGGAGAATAATGTCCAATATTATAATAATCTATTAAATTCTCGACAATATCCAAAGAATTGTATTTAACTTCTTGGGACTCGTAATAAGAAGTTAAAAATGATACAAATTTTGGACTAGACTCTCTTACAAATGACGGAAGTTGTTTCTCAATTAATACTGAAGTATCAATAATTTTTTCGTCTAAAGTTGTCATGAGCAGGTATCTGGATTTACTGGTGTGAAGTCTTCTATGTCTGGATCAGGAGGTGGACATCCTAATATTGCAATCTGTTCAAGAGTTGCAGAATCTGCATAATTTTGAGCCTTAATTTTTGCATATAGTTTTTCACATTCTTCAATTGTGGCTGTTGGCTCGTCTATTGTGGTACTTCCATCTGGGTTAGTTGTCGTTGCAGTGCCATCTTCATCAACTACAGTTACACTTCCGTCAGGATTTGCAGTAGTACTTCCTGGAATGTCATTTGTTGGGTTTTCACCTAATGGATCGCCTGTAATATTAGGATCTATCGGTGTTACATATGTAGTTGGTAGAGTTGCCTCTGTATTCAAGTCATTATTTGTATATTCACCTATGTCCAATGGATTGATATCTGTAATTTCAATGCTTGGATATGTATCTGGTCCAGTTGTAATATCTGGACTTTCAGGAACTGCGTAAATATTTATTGGGTCATCCTGGCAGGAAACTACTGTAAAATTGAATTCTCCTGTTTCGTAATTAACTTTTCCAACCTTTGCAATTACTCTTTCTTTCAAAGTAAGTAGATATAAATCTACATTTTCTCTGATTGAACAATCATTGATATTATAACCTGCGAATTTATCTCCAAATGCTGCAATAAAGACAGGTTCATTAAATCCTTTGATGCAGAAAGGATCACTTATTATTGTATATTTTCCTTCAATATTATTTTTTATCTTGGAATAAAAATTTAATTTGTATTCATAAAGTAAATTGTTGTATAATTCTACGGTTCTCTTAAAGTATGGTTTAATGACAACAAATTTAATGGCAGAATCTATATCACGAATCAAACAAATTAGTTTTGAAGATGAAAATATTCCATTAAAAGTTTTAAATTCATCATCAAAATTATAATTTGCAATTTGCTGATTGATCAAACTAGTTAAAGTAGCAATATCATTCTTGGTTCTATTTTTATCGTAGATTACATTTACACTCAACATAATATAGAACGGAATTGCATCCTCAATGACTGGAGTAATAGAACCTACAGTATAAGTTTTAATTTCTTCTGATATTCTTCTTTTTTCTATATCAGAAATTTTATCACCAATTTTTGGTTTAATTGAGATAAAAACTTTTCCATATTCAGGTGGAGATTTAGTCTCTCCTCCAACAACACGAACTAAATCTGCATTAGAGTAAATATTTTGTAAAATACTTTCATAGTCAGAATTCACAACAGCTCTTTGCTGTGCAGCATAGTATCTTGGTGCTCTATATTTAATTGATTTTATGGGTTCAAACTCTGATCCGCCATCCGTTTTTGGCATCAGAGGAGTAAAAGTTATATTTGAAGCTAATATGTTATCTTCGCCACTAGACTTTACACCTTTTATAGCTCCAGAATATTTTAATTGTGATGTAGCAATGGCATTTGCAGCAGAACCACTAGTAATTACATAGCTTATAATAACTTCTTCTCCATTTTGAAGCTTTCTTCCAATTACATCGTCTCCAAAAATAATTTCATACTTTTGATCTTGTACTTCCTCAACAAAGAAAATATTGTCTGATGCACTAACTCCAACAATACTGGTTTTTTTCTGATATTCTACTTCTAAATTTGTCGATGGATCTGATACTACTGAAACTTTTATAGAATCTGCATCTATAAAATTGTTAGGAATAAAGAATCGTTGATTTTCGTTGCTATCATCTACTGTATATCTAATAGAAAATTCTCTACCTTCTTTTACTTCAACATTTGAAAATGTTACAGATGAATTTCCTTGAGTATTTACAATTAACTTGTTTGTACAGATAAAAGTATATGTTTTGTTATTTTGTGAAACGGAAAATAATGGTCCAGGAGAAATATAGACGCTTTGATAGCCAGAAACATTATTTACAGTAATATTGAATTCTGCTCTTGCTGAAGTATATGAGTTTGGTGTATATCCTAGTCTTTTTGCATGAGAAACTACATTATCTCTAAGTACAGCAGTATCTAAGTTAAGTTCATTTGCCGCCATATTGATGTTATATGACGAATACATGCTATTATATGCCAAAATGTCCACCAACATGGACAAGTTGGATCCCTCAAAGTCGTAATCTTTAAAATCAGTTTTAGTTTTAATATAATTTTTGATAGATTCTCTGATTTGAGAAAATTCTAAAGCAGAGATAGTAGGTAGTTCCATTTATTAGCTTTCTCTTACGAGGATAAAGTCTACGGTTTGTACGATTGGAGGGAGTCCAACAATAAAATATTCAATTATTACCGAAAATTCATTTAAATCATCTTCAACATCTACAGTAATGTTCTTTAGTGTGATTCTTGACTCATATGTTGCAAGAGCATTTTCAATTTCTTCAATCAATGAGCCTGCAGAAAATGTGCTATTTAACTCAAAAAGATAACTTGTTGTATCTGTGCCAACATTTGGATTAAAAAGCCTTTCTCCTAACTTAGTTAGTACTAAGTTTTTTACAGATTGCTTAATAGCTTCTTCATTTTTTAACACAACAACATCTTTAGTTATTGGATTCATGCCAAAATTAAAACTAATGTCTTTAAAAGACCTAGAAATTTTACCTAACTCTTTTGAGACAGTAGACATTGATGTAAAAATTAAGGATTATAAACTATTTAGATGTATCCTCAAAATATTCACAATAGTCTACATGATAAATTTTCTTTGATTTTTGCTTTTGAGGTGCATAATCAGTAATTAATCGTGTAGTACCCCACATTTGCTTCATATATGTGACATCCCTATCGGGATTTGGGTGAATTGCCATCTGTTTTCTCCAAAACTGGGTCGAACAGAACTTTTAAAGGGGTTGCTATCCCTTCGGTAGTATTTATGGCCAAAAAAAGGGGGTCTTTCGACCCCCAAGTATTATCGTCCTTGACCTCTGTATTTCTTCTTGGCACCATTACGACTTGATGCAGAGAGTCGGGTGTTTTTTGAACGACCCTGACGAGTCATTTTGGGATTTCCTGGGGTGTAACCAGACTTGTTGAAACTAGGTGCTTTTGCCATATTAGTTCACGAATAGGTTTGTGGGAACAGGTAATATTGTACGAGGAGTTGCTGGATTTGTCAAGTCCCCCACATGGGCTGATGGGCGTCCATTAACAAAGACCTTACTTGGGGCAATGATAGTTCTCGCTAATGGGGGACAAAAGGTATCTTTACAAACTGGAAAGCCTGGTGCAGGAGTCAAAACATCACCTGCTTTGGCTCTAGGACGACCTTGGGAGAAAACTGTAGCTACAATAGGAGTAACTACATTTTGTGGATAAACACAACAAGGTCTAAAAGAAACTGAATCTGGATTTCCTAAAGCTGCAATTGGTCTAGTCATAGTACATTTTTGTTTTGAATTTCTACTGGCCAGTATTGAGACAAGTAATTGTTTTTTTGATAACTATGACTTACAAATGTACTACCTTCAAATGGAACAAGAATACTTCCAAATAAGTAAACTTCTCCAGATTCATTAGTTCCAGAGCCATCTGCAGTAGCCTTAAATACGGTTCCTACTCGATAGCCTTCTGGAGCACCATACTGCTTCCAATCCACATTTCCAAGTGTCTTAATTATATAGGTGATGTCAGATTCAATGAAACCAGAGTTTGAAGAATCTTCAAATGTATATGTTGTATCGAACATTTGTCTGGTACAACCTAAAAATTCAGTTTCTGTTTTATCCTTATAGTAAATAATTTCTTCTCCTAGGTAATAATGTCTAAGAGTTTCATTTTTGGTTTCTAAATTTATTTCTTTTTTGATAATAAATTTTGGAATGATTAAATATCCAGATGAAATAAATTGACTGGTATCATCTACTTTAATTGTATTATCTGTAGACTTTAACTCTTGAGTTAGCTTTGCATATGGAGGTTCATCCATAAATGGATTGCCTTTGTTTTTAACTGCATTTGCAATTGTTCTACTTACTTCATTAACTCTAAAGTTCAGAACTTTTGGATATCCAGATTGATAATTTGTTCCATAAGGATCATTTGCAGTATTTGCTTCACCATGCCAAATATATTGTGGTGCTGGTCCAGCTGCCCAAGATTTAGTACTTCCAACTGGAATGCCTGGAAGTACTGGAACTGCACCAAAAGGTTCTGCTTGTGTTGTAATACTGGTAACAAATCCATTGGAATCTTTATTTGTAACTATGAGAAGTCCATCCATTGGATTTATAGTTGGTCCAGTTTGACCTCCAGAGCTAGCATTGCCAGTCCATCTAGGAATAGACTTTAGTACAATAGTTATTCTATTTTCTTCAGTATCTGGAATTATATTGGAGTCACTAACAAAACTGAAGTCATCAATTATGTATTCTAGTGATTTAAATCTTGGAGGAATACGATAACCAGTGAAAGTTTTATAAATTTTACCTGATTGGTCTTCTCCTTCGATAAGAGGAGGAAGATTTGGAATCGTTGTACTCTTTGGAACTGATAATTCAATAGTCTTTACGGCATTGATTAATATGTTCTGTAGAGAATTTTCGTTAGAAATGATGCGTTTATACATTTCTTCAGGAAGAACGATATTCGACATATTAAAACTTTCTTGCAGATTAGTAGTAATTCTGTTAGAAATCTCTTCTGCAGTGTATGCATCCGCACTTTTTACATCTATACACTCATCATATGATGGTTGTGTCTGTACTGGATTAAGATATTCGTTAAAAGTATCAATTTCTTGATATGGATAGTAGACTTTCGTGTAATCTGGAGTAATAGTATTGTCACATTCAACATCTTTTACGGATAACACAGTCTTATTATTGAGAATTGTCTTCTCAGAATCTACAATTTCGTTCTGTATCAGTAAGAAATTAGAACTTTTTAGCTTTGGAACCCACTTTTCGATCTCATCTTTGTCTGCAGGTCGCTGAAAATTGGTCCAAAAGATGCTATTGATCTCATATGCTTCATTATTTCCAGGACTTACGCACAAAAACTTCTCTTTTATACGAAAAGATCCGTCATTTAGTATCACATTCCCCAAAATATACTTTCCAGTAGCATCTTCAAGAGCGGAAGGCTCACAAAATGTATCTCTAGAATAGAATAATGGAGTATAAGTGTAGAATTTTTTGTCATTACTGATATAAACTCCGCAAACTGCGGAGCGATCTATAATTCCTTTGCCTGCAACAACCTTAATTCTGTTGCTGCCAAGAACTGCTTGACCTTGAACTCTAGTTACAGACCACCCACGAACATATCCATTGTCTCTATTATCAAGTCTTCTAAACCAAACTCTAAAAGTTTTAGTATTTACGATGTCTATTTCAGAGACAAATGATTTTCTATTGACTCCAGACGCAGTTTGATCATCTGTAATGGAGATCTGAATGTCATTTTTACTTGTAATTGTAGTTCCATCTAAGAAAGTTACTTCATAGTGCTTTCTATTTGTGCTATCATCACTTCCACCAGAGTCATTTTGGCGTTTTGCTACAACTTTAATATCCTTGCTTGTGGTCAATTGTATGTTTTTGTTTTTATCATCATCAAAAACATGATAAATCGTACTTGTATACTGGGGTGTTGAAGGAATATTTTTTGCATAGTATGCATCCTTCGCAAAGTTTGCACTGCCTCCACTGATCTCAGCATAGCAAAGAATCTGATTTGAGATATTATTGACAAGATCTGTTTTTGTAAAAGCTACATTACGAACTTTTCTTCTATTTTTGTACTTTAATGGTCTAGACAAAAAGATCTTTAGTCCTTGAATGTTTTCAACTACAGTATCAGGTTGAATGCCATAACCAGATACTTTATCTCCAATGTTAATAATTCTATCTTCGGCACCATTATTATTGTTTACAAAGATGAAACCTGGAGTTTTGTTTTTATCTGATACTTTAGATACTCTTCTTCGTACTGTTTCGGTGGTGCGAACAGACTTTTCATTTAGATATTCTGAGTTATAGTTTACAACTTTATCAACAGTCCATCCATTGATAACATCACCAACAGCAATCATTTGTTTGTTGGTGGTATTTTCATAGAAGAAAAAGATCTTATTATCAGTTGTGCCACCATGATACACAATGGCACCTTCTGGAACTCCTGTAACTTGACTATCAACTCTTGCTAGGTTTAAAGTACCAGATACATCAACACTTTCAACTGCATAAGTTGGACATGAAACTTCACCACCTTCACTATTGGGCGGAGGAGGGGGAGGGGTAACTACAGTAATTCCTCCAGCTGGCCTAGAAGGTAAAGTATGACTTAATGGCCATTCAAAAATATGATAGAAGTATTGCTCATCATAAGATGCATCAGCTTTACAATATCTTCTATAAACTGGACGAGATGTAATTAGGTCATCACTAGAGTTTACAATCTCGTATTCCTGTTGATAATAAATGGTATCAATAAAGTTTACAACATCTCCGTTGGCGTTCTCTGGATTGTTTAAATCTGGAACCTGAATTATGGACTTCTTTAGTTTCTCTTGCTTAGTTCCATTTATAATGGTCTTTCGGCCTTGATCAGGTGGCCTAACTTCAAACCAATATTTATCTATATACTCAAACTCCAGAGTAATTTTGGCTGGAAGCCCTTCCTCTGGAGGAGGACATTCATCATAAGTAAAAGTTATTTTTCCATCAATAGGATCTTTTTTAGCACTACAATTTGACATATTAATAAGAACGGATAAAGCTTTTAGTCTCCTACTTTATGTATGCGAATGCCAGGAGTATCGTGATGATCAAAGTACTCAAACTCTAAAGTGTCTCCCTCAATCCATTGCATCTCATCGAGGATCTCATCGGGGAAAGTAATGAAATATTCACCAGATTTATTATCGTACTGTACTTCTGTGGTAAACGAAGAAAATGTAGACATAGTTTGTATAATAGTTTACAGTATATATCAATGTTTTTCAGAAATTTTTTTCTGGAAAAATTTTTCTGAGATTATTTGAAGTGTCTCTGAAAGACATAGGGCAATGTATGAAAATTGCTCTCGGAGACTTGTGTTTGTTGGGAGGGGGGTCATATGGAGGGTGGTGGAGAGGCTTGGAGGGTGGTGGAAATTTTTTGAGTTGATTGAATATCTCTCTGGCTCGTTTGGTGCGGTATAGCTTTGAGGGACCCAACGATTTTCACGGCCCGGCGGGCCGGCGACCCATAAGGCCCGCTTATACTGCCCTGCCCGACTGATCAGGACTGCTGATGGATCAGGAATGCTGATCTGTCTTGCCACTGGCTGATAAGCACTGCTGATCAATCAGGATTGCTGATGGAAGGGGGCCGAAGCCCCCCTGGCTGCTGATCACCAGCCTGTTTTTACTCGTTTGCCTGTCCAACTGGCAGCAGTAGCGTACTCAACAGCGAAGCGGTCAACATCCCACATGTTGGCCTTGGCCCGCTCAGCCGCACAGCGTGCCAGGTTGATCTGATCAAACAAGTTAAGCTTTTTAGGTGCCCGATACAGGGTGCCAGCGGCTGAACAGATGGTGTGGTCGGTCATGGTGCTGGTGTGGTGTGGTTGATCGGTGGAGGGAAGGGGCAGCCGTCAAGCTGCCCCGTAGGGGTCAGACCGTGGCGTTGCGATCCTGGCTCCAATCCCGAAGCCTGCGAGTGCTGGCCTTGCTGAACACTCGGTTCCCGATGGTGCGGCCATCAGCCAGGGTGATTACAGAGCGCCCAGCGGCGTCAGCCGCTACCTGGAGGGCCTGGCGGCCCAAGCGGCGCTCAGCAGGCAGAGCGGTGGGGCTCTCCCACAGATCCAGCAGCCATTGGGCACGGTGGCGGCCAACCACACACTGGTGGCGGATGGTGACCTTGGCCACCGCAACGGCAACAGCGGTGGGGATGCTGGTACGGGTGAGGCGGTCAGAGCGGTTGGGGTTTGCCATGTTCCTGGTGGTGTGCGGGGTCCGTTTGCCCCGCTTGAAAGAATTGTAGGCCATAGGGGGACCCTGGCTATGGGTCAGGCCCCGGATTGTTGCAAAGCTTAATCTCTACACTTTGGCAGAGAGAATCGGCTGCAGTTCTTTACGATAGCCTCCGAACTTGCCAGCCTTGCGGCGTGCCCACAATGCTTTGCCGTAGGTTGAACCTTTAGGCTGGGTTGAATGCACAAGCAAAGCAAACGGATTGTCACCGAAACAGTGGCTATCATCGTGATCAACCTCTAGGCCCAGAGCCTCAGCTTCCTCGTCATTGTGAACCACTTTACTATAGCGAGGGAACAAACCTTCGTCGATCATGTGATCGAACTTGCCCCCATAGCTGGCGGTCATGTAGAAGTTAGAAGGCAACTCCAAACCTACAAACAGCGGCAGGTTCTTGCTGTAGCAGTAGAACTTAAGGTCGGGATTCAGCTTGGCAACCTCTAGCCAAGCAAGCAGATAAGCGAGGCTAAAGAAATCACCAGACTCGTGTATTCTCACCAGCTCGATCCTTTTAGTGCGAGCATTCTGCAGGCTGGTGTTGATCAGCTCCACTGCAGTGCTGGCTTTGATCGCATCCACGATCAGCTGCAGGTTCCGAGCCCGAGCATAGAAAGGGCCATCGTATTGTGCCTCGCTGGTGGCAGCAAAGCACCGAAACTGGGTCTGTGGGCCGTCTTGAATGTGGCGCTTGCCGTTCTCACCAACAACAGCAAAGCTCAGGCAGAAAAGGGCACCGGGACAGGTCTTGCCTGCCGGCAAATTAAAGATCAGGGTTTGCTTGCCAAGCTTGGCGTTGCCGGTGGAGAAGGTCAGCAGATCAGACATGGGTCTGTGTCGGTTGGGGACTTGAGAATCTTAGCAGGTGGGAAGGGCCAGGCTGGCTGGCCCTGTTGCAAAGCTTAACGATCAGGGTTCCATCAGCACTCGGCTAAAGGTCCAACCTATGGGCAGGTTGATAGAGCACCACTGCTCCGCCGCCCACTCTATGGTGGCATCGAAATCCTCATCGAGATCCTCAGGATCAACCTCAAGCTCAACCCAGAGGCTCCCGTTAGGGATCCAGCTTGTGCTGTCACGATCCGTGAAACACTCTAGGCAAACCTCGACAGTGGTGGTGGCCATGGCCATTCCGTTTGGGACCCCTTAATCATACAGCACCGGATGGGCCAGGCTGGCTGGCCCTGTAACAACTTGAAATAATTATATTTTCTTCAGGCAATTGTCGATAAAGGCAAACAGCTCGCCCAGATCTATGCTACAATGAACCCAGCGAACAGCAGAGCCATATTCAGCCAAGAATTCATCAGCAACTAAACATCCAGCAGCAAAGTCTAGGGCCTGGGTGTATGTCAGGGTCGGGTTCATTGGTGTGGTTGCAAGTGCCTGTTGATCCTACAGCAATGGGTGAGCCCGAAGACTCACCCATGTAACATTATGTAATATCTACATCTCCAGCTGCCAATCCTGGTCTTTAAGTATATTTACCCAGAAAAAGTTTCGTCCATTCATACTACGCAGGAACAATCTATCACCTACATGTTGCTCAACAATACAATGTTCGCATGATTCCATTAGATTAGCGAACCTGTTTTTGGCCTTTTTGGAAATAGGCTTGACGGTGATTGTGGTGTTAATCATGACATGTTAGAGTAATTTTCTCTTCACTGATTTTAGCACAGTGAGAAAGGCCAGAACGAACAGAAGCTCAATTGTCACAATCTGTTATAGTTAATAATTTGGTGGGGAGTTGCCTCCCCGTGTATAGTTAATAATTTAGACGGTAACAGTTACTAATTCTTCAGTCTTTCGGCCATCAGCAATGGTAGAACCAATGCTAACATCTTTCAGCATCTGATCATTAGTAAGCAAATCACTCAGGAATTGTGCATAAGACTCACTACATGTGAATGCATATGCTTTGTCTACATTACTGTGATAAGTGATAATAATATCAGTATTGTCTACAGTAATGGAATGAATAGCACTGGACTGTTCTTTAGTAAACTGACGGTGAACAGGAGAGATTGCAACGGTCATGGTGTTCTGTGTGTTGTGTGTACAGTTAATAATGTAGCTGGTAGGGGCTGAGGTTGTCAACCCCTTTGGGCCAGTTTCAGAATTGGATCTCGTCTAGAGTTGGCTCTGCAGAGTTTGTATCATCATCTGCAGTCAACATGTCCAGAATCGAGAGAATCTCATTGCCAGTTTGGCCCTTGCGAAGCATTGAAATTAGAACTGCTGTAGACATAATAATCAATAATCGTAGTTGGAGTTAATGAAAGCAACAAAATGTTGCTGGGCTTCGGCATCATCATCAGCAGGAATTAGCATATCATCCTGCCAATCATAAACCTCAGCTTCAAGTTCGACGAAATCGTAGGTGTCCATGGTTCAGTAGTGAACATTGATAATGTAGCTGGTAGGGGTTGGACTTGTCAACCCCTTTGGGCCGGTTTCGGAACTGTCAGTCCAGGCAACCGTTGGCGTTCAGCCAGCCAGCACACCAGCCTTCACCAGTGTAGCATCCGACATAGTAGTTGCCAATTGAAATACCAAACTGTTCTTCCATGTGGTAGGTATTCTTCAGATCCCAGCCGAGATAGAAGAATTTGGTCTGAATGGAGAATTTCATGGCCTTGTGTGGTTGACTTGTTCAGTATGGCATGGGTTGGGGGCTGGTGTCAACCCCCTGACTGATTAGGGTTGCTTATCAATCCTCCAGCAGTTCGGGATTGTATTCTTCAACCTCTGTAATCAATTCTTCATCAGAATAGGAAGAAAGATTGTCAATCAAAGTATCATAAACCATACGCTCCATAGTCTTCATGTCCATACCATCAATAATCTGCTGAACATAGGTTTCAATCAGCGAATCACGGTCAAAGGTGTTAGTCATGAGTGGTTCAGAAGTGAACATTAATAATGTAGCAGGTGGGGGCCGAGCTGGTCAACCCCCTGATTGATTAGTAATACTAATCAGACATCATAGCAAAGGTATTCCATCATCTCTTCTTTATACATTGCAGTCTCAGCTTCAGTATTAAAGCTAATACCTGCGAGGAAGTTGTAATGGTCAACCCAAGATGCACACCATGTCATTTTGTAGTCATGATTTGCAACTGAGTTGTACTGATTGCAAGTGTCGAGAATCAGAGCCATTGGAGTGGTTCAGAAGTGAACAAAGGTAACTTAACCGATTTTCAGGGTCCTGTCAACCCTCTGACTGATTAGCTGTCCTTATGGTGTTGATAAGGGTTGCTAATTCAGTTTCATCTAATCCCAGAACATATTCCTCAATTACATTCTCCATGAATGTGTAGTTGTTACTATAGAGCTGTTCTTGTAGCAGTTCGATAGCTTCGTCTTGATTCATGGAATGTAGATTAAAGAAACTAATCACTTCAGTGTAGTCAACCATCAGTAATCACTCCCATCATTATAATGATCATAATTGGCCATTACAGCTGCAATAGCATTATAATAACCCACCTGGGAGTTATCATAAAAGATCTTGTGGAGGGATGCAATTAGGGCTTCCAAAGAAGGTCTCTCAGGGACATATGCAATATAGGCCATTTTCGGGTGCCTGTCAAGTGGTGAATGATCAGTAATGCTTATGGGTGTATGATGTATAGTTAATAATCTCTGATATTAGCAATACTAATCGGAGGGGCTCGGAATGATTTGGAGTCCTTATGGGTTTTTTGGGCCGGGGGGCTTGACAAATTCGGCGTGATGTGGTATACTGCGGGCCAAGACTGCTGAACCTCCGAACCTTTCTGAGACAACCAGACACATTCGGAGGTATACAGTATATACTTAATAATCTATCACATATACTCGGAGATATACAGTATATACTTAATAATTTCTCTCTTTCATTCTCTCTCTACACATCACAAACATATATTTTTTATTACATTTAATCTAATGTTAATAATTACACATATTCATACTTACCATTCCGCATCACTTCTATCCACCTATTCAATCCTTCAATAACTCTTTGATCTGTTTCTTGTGGTAGATAATAATCTTCTAGAATAGCTATTTTCTTCTTCAAATATGCCTGATGTGCTTCTTCTGGTGTATAATAATATCCAGCAGAGATAAACTTTCTATTCAAACTAACTCGTGATTGATATTCTTTATTCCTATGTTTGTTTCCTGTATGACGAATCACACCAATAGGATACTCAGTAGTAGCTACTTTTTTATAAGAGAAGAACATGTTCAATGAAGAACTTACAAAGATACAAGTATCTGGTCCATAGACTTTATTACCAGGATATAATATATCTTTGTCTAACTGTTTACCTGTTACATCACCTTGTTGCAAATACCATTTTTTGAAATTAGAGAATGTATGCCATTCTGGTGCAACACTACACCCAATATATGATGGGCGACGCTGTAAATAGCAAGTATTATAACATCTTGCTAACATACTTTTCCATACACTATAAATTTTACATTCTACATATTTTCCATTGGCTCTTGATGTAACTACATAATCAGCATCATTGATGCCTACTCCATATAAAAGTGATTTTGCCATAAGCTCATTTGTTTCGTTGGTTTAGTTTAACTTTTTTAATAATCTCTTGATGTTCTTCTTCTCTATCTGCTTCTGCTCTCTTATTAGCACGATACCTTGCTACTCTATCTCTTTCTGCCTGTAGTCTTTCTCTTTGGCTTTGATTTAATTCCTTTTGTCTTTGTGATACATCTTCACCGAGTTTGTATTCTCTTGGGCCTCGGTCTGGGTTTTTGTCAATATACTTCTGTACTGCCTTTGCACCAATTCCACCTTGTTTCTTTAATTGCTTCTCAATATGCTTCTTAGAGTACAATGGCTTGACTTTCTTTGCTTCTTCTAGAAATTGCTTAAAAGTAATCATTTTGAATGTTTTTGAAGGGCTATGATGTATTTAGTGGTGGAAGGTGTTTTAGTGTCAGAAAGTAGTGTTTTTTGGTCGTAAACACTGAGCTTTGAGATGCTTTAGAAACACTTATATACATGAAACATCATGCTATGATAGCCTGATGTGTATTTCTTTCCTGATCCTTTCATTTGTAGATGAAATAACTTGTCTGAGTTAAATGTTTCAAAGTGTAATGTTGTTGGATTTAGAATCCATTTGCCTGAATGTACGAGTGACTTAATGCTTTCTATTGTGTGCAGGCTTGTTTGTTTTGTTTTTTTGGAATGCCATACTAAATGTGTGACTGGTGTGTTTTGCATTCCTTTTTCTAGAATCACTTCAAATATAGACATTCTATTGTCATTGAACCAGTCTAGGGCTTGGTTGCTTAAATTTGTGGGTATTTCATTTGTTGTGAGTCTGTGTCTTCGATTTGTTCCGCAGCTTATATCTTCATGCGGAACACCGAAGAATAAATCAAACCAATTCCGCAGAGGTTGTTGAATATGAAAATATTCACACCAGCGAAGAGTTGAAGTTAGATGGCATTGTGTATGATTACTACTGACAGACTTTACACTATAGGTATTTGTACTGTTGGAATCTAGAATGTCAATCTTGGTTTTATTGCCACCATGAACAATAAAAGTTCCTGGGTAGTTTGAGGCTAACCAGGAACAGATTCGTTGTTCTTGTAAGTGACCTTCTTTCTTTGCTAGTGTACCTGCAATTATCTGTGCTTCTGTTGCTGACATGATTCAATCATGTAGCTTTAGTATAGGTATGATAGGTGCCGAAGATCTTAATAGTCTTTGGCTTTGGATTGTGGTGATAGGGTTTCTTGCTCATAGTGTTTGTACCTCTTTTAGAATGTTGTTAATGTCAGTTTCATCTTGGTGGCCTAATACATCTTCTGTGATGAATGTATCATAGCACAGTTCATATTTATCTGGTGTGCCTTGAAGAATGGCTACTTCATACAGATCATCTTGAAATCCATAGGAACCAGGAAAGCGTACTACAGATACACCATAACCATTTGAAAAGAAGTGTACTGCCTGAATGCCATCATCCTTGAAATACGGATGTGATTCAAATTTCAAATCAGTGAAGTTCATTTGCAGTGATGGTGATTGGGATATTTGATGCAATACAGTTGGTGTACTGCTCGATATTCTGTATCTATCAGTTTACCATTATCACGAAGAACAGCAAGAGTATTCCAACCAATGATAATAGCAAAAGCACAAATAGCAGTTGGAATCAGTTTCATGCATTGTACCCTTCGATTTGAAGTAAAGCACGACGGCAATCATATGCCTGTGTTTGTGAATTGAATGTTGCTACCTTTTGAAATGGTTTCAGTCTGTAAATAGACCATTTCGTAGAACCAATCTCTTGCATAATCCTGTACGGATTGTCAATACCAAGTGGATAAGGTTTCATGCTTCGATGATAGAGAAGGAACCACAGAATTTGCGAACCCAGTTCAGAGTTTCATGGTAATTTCTGGGATTAGAGAGAACTGCAGTAGCATTATTGCGTGGATTGTGAGCAATAGCAACATACTGATTGTCATCAACCTCTTCAATCCACATCTGATTTACATTACCATCTTGCCAATCCCAGCGAGATGTGGTGTAGTGATACACTTCACGAGGCTTGCGTTGGCTGGTGAATGTTTGGATCATGGGTGGTTCCCTTGACTACCTTTGTATATTAACCCACCTGAGGCGGAAGGTCAACCTCTGATTCATTAGTCTTCTTAATGGTGCGGAGACGCTTCCGCATTTCATACTGATGGTTCCGTGTGAATGCGTAAATAATCACAACAAGTGCTCCAGCCAGTCCTGCAACAGCAGCAATAGCATTGATCTCAGTGGGGAAAGTAGTGGTTTCAATCATCTAGAATACCTTCTAAGCGTGGTAGTGTAAAAGTTATGTAGTCTGGATCTTCTTCAAGAAGTTCTCGATACTCATTAAAGATTGCTAGAGCATTGAAAACATTCTTGCTGATCTTTTTGACCTTTTTAGTTTTCAATGCACGACGATCAAATAACTCCATTCGATTTCGTGCATTGACTTCAGACAAAAAGATTGAATAATCAACTGGGTCCATCATTGTGAGGATCTCCTTTTCCTTCTAGTGATTTGGCGAAAAGTTCAACATACTTTTCAAGATATGCAGTATCATAAGCTGCAAGATGATTCTTTGATAATTCCTTGTGCATGTTGTTCAGATTGGTCCAATCTTCGTCGTTCATAGTTCCAAATCAATGTGTTCTAATTCACCCAGACCAATGTATTCAACACCATTGTGTATAGTGTGATGGTTGACATGCCAATGTCCATGAATGAATAGATCTGGTTTGTGAATCTCTAGTATATTATCAAGAAACTGACGAGTGATAGATGGATCGTCATATTTCGTTTTATTACACTTAGAGCACACTATGTATGTTAGACTCTCTGGCATTTCATGTGCCACAATGATAGATGGTTTGAGTTTCTCATATACATCGCACACAATGAGAAACTCTTTATATGATAATTCTTCATTCACCCACCAGTTGTAACCTTCTGTTCTGTAATGTGCATCAATAGATTTTGCACCACCAATACAGAAGATTTTATCATGAACCATTGTGCCATCAGGTATCCAGAATGGATGCTTTTTACATACACTTGGATTGTCATGATTGCCACGAATGAATCGGTGATCACCTTTTTTCATGGAATCATATGGTGGATTAGAATGAACTTGCTCAGTGATCTTACTCACAAAGCCAACACCGAAGTCACCAACCTGAATCGAAGTATCGCATTCATTGATGATCTTCTTATACTTCTTCCAGTTACCATGAACATCACCAATGAAGCGAATACTTTTCATTTGTTAAACCATTTGTAGATATAATATATTGCAAACAAAATGATTGCAACTAGAATCACATAGCGAAACACATAGACAGCCATCATGGCACCGAAGAGTAGAATCCAGAACCAACTACCATCAGATGATCCACTAGAATATGATTCAGATGAGTTATTAGATGATGGTGAACTAATTGGATTGCATGTAACAACTTCTTTTGCACCATAAGTTGATTTAACTTGTGCAATAGCATCTTGTCGTACAATACCAGGAGTTTCAATCTCGATGTTCTGAAGAACATTAGATTGAGTTCGGATTGTTGCTCTCCAGCGTTGTCCCATGTTACTGTCCTACTTTGTAAATGATGCAACGCTTAAACTCTTGCCACTCAGTATCGCTAAAGTTGTCACTAGCATAAGGAATACCAACATCACTGGCACATTGCCTTGCAATACTTTCAGGAACAGGAGTCGATAGGAAATCATACTGAATGATTGTGGCCAGAAGAATTGGAATCATGATTCAGAAATGAAACGGTCAGACCAGAGCAACCCAAAGGTTTCTTTGAGGTTGTCCAGCATAGTGTAGCGTTGAATCAGGGTATTGTCAAGTGGCAATTCATGCAATCCATCATCATAGGGTGCCAGTACCTGAACTGACTGCAGAGCGTGCATGATAATGTCAATCATGAGTTCATGTTGTGACTCAGTAAAAGTCACTGTGATGTCACCTTGGTTCATAATCAGTTTTTGTTAATAGTTACAATTCCACCAAATGCAAGACGGAGACCAATTAGAATCCCCCAAACTTGCCATAGTGAGAGTACAGTGTAATTAAATAGATTTACAAGAATCCAGTGCAGTACCCATGCAACTGGAATCATTAGAATTGCACCAAGAGCAACTGCAACAATTACAACTCCAATGATTGCAACTCCAGCACCTAGGATTTCTGCCCAGGTGTAATTTTTGTTTGGCATAATGCGTCGGCGTCGTGAATAGGTCAAGGAATCCTCCTCGTCAACAAAGATAGATTAGGACAGACTGCATGGTGTGTCAAGGGGTCTGTGACACTCGGCAAACTGGTTCAGTCAACATAATACTCTGGGGGGATACCCTGACGAAATACAAAGTCCACAACAGATTGCAGTCGTTGTTGTGTATTCTTACCATAGTTCTTGTGGACTGGCACAGTCACAAACCCATGAGACTTGCGATATGACATGTAATCACCAGGAGTGAGTACACCATTGGCCATATCCTGTGCATCTTCACGATCAACACGAATAACTCGACCAATAGTTTGACACATTTCAATCACATTGAGATTTCGCAGGAGCACAGAATGTGTGAGTCCTGGACAGTTGATACCTTCACTGAGAATAGAATAGTGAAACAATACAAACTTCTTCTGTTTGTCTTGCCCCCACTTAGTCATTGTCTCAAAGAATACTTCACGATTTACTTTCTTGTCATTGACATATGCACCCTCTTTAGATGTAATATGAAGAATCTCATAGCCACGCTGCTTGAACTGATTCATTACATCAGTACGAAACAACATCTGACACAATACTTTGGTGCTAGGTGCAGCTACCAATACTTTTTGTGCTTTGGTGTCATCAAGACCATCTAGAATATCCAATAGAGTCTTAGCATCATGCTTTGCAGCATTATCTTTCTCACGAACACCATCAACCTCATGGATTTGCACCATAGGAGGAATGATGCTACCATTCTCAATCAGTTCAGGTGCAGGAACATTCTCGATCACCTGACCAAACACAATAGAGTTATTCATGCCACGACCTTTAGGATTCTGTGACAGTTTAGGTGTAGCAGTGAAATAGTATGAAGACTCTGCATGTTGAGACATCATTGCAGTAGAATAAAAGAAGTCTCGCTTACAGGCATTGTGAGCCTCATCAAAGTAGACTGTATCAATGTGTATTCCACTGTCAATAACACGATGAAGAGAATGATAAGTAGTAAAAAGTAATTGGTGTTCATTGTTTTCTTTAACCATGTTGTGAAACATGGTGATATGATCAGGATTAGTTGTAGAGAAATGCTTAGTCTCACCAGAATGAACATGGGCAACCACAGCATTGGTGATCTGCTCAGTGAACTCTGCACAGAGCTGATTGGCCAGAAGGATCCTGGGAGCCACCACAAGGGCTGTGAAGGGCTTCTGTGCCTCATTCAGACGACGAATCAGATCACGGATCATGATCAGGGTCTTGCCACCGCCAGTGGGCACATACACCTGGCCCATACGAACCAGTTCCATCTTGGTGAGGCTACGGCTTTGGTGGGGTCGAAGCTTCATGGGGAAAACAGCAATGGGTCCACCATACCATGGCAGACCCAAGCTTGTCAAGAGTTATTCAGGACATGTAGAAATGAGGTACAGTATCAAACTCTTTTATACTCTTCATCATACTTTTAGTTACTTGTGCTTTAATTGCACCTATTATTTGTGTTGATTTAAAAGCTCCACTTGGATTATTCTGCAAGAACAGTTTGTATGATTTTTTAGTGATCACACCAAACACAGTTAGGAATATTCTCTGCTTCAAATATCTGTGCATTTTAATGCCACCCCTAGTTAGAAAATATGATACTTGAGCATTCTCATAATGGGTCTTAATCATGGAATCTGAAGTATTCATTCCTGATGATAGTGGATTCTTTAAAATTAAATTCACTACTGCAACTCTGTAAGTATTCAAAATATTTTCTCGTTGAGTAACTTTTTCATACTCCTCAATAAATTTAATCAAACTATCTTGTCGTTCAGAACCTACAACAAAAAGTGGTTTTGATATATCTCGTTTTGCTCTGGCATATAGTGTTTGTAAATTCTTTATTTGCATTGAATAATTCTTTGTATCTTTACTAGGGCTCTTTCCATAATCATATTTTCCATGCTGACCTTTCTTGTAAGTCATTTTGGAATACATACCATCTTTTGTATAGGATGTTTGTGGATCTGTTTTCTTTAGTTTTCTATATACTGGAGTTTTACCTGCTCCTGCTGGTTTTGATACTTGAATATCAGTATTAATTTGTTGTGTTAAATTAACTGATTTGTTTATGCTACCAGACAATGCATAGTTTAATGCTTTCTTGCGAATAGATATTAGTTCATTATTAATTTTATCAAATTCTGGATATTTGAATAGAAAATTCTCTAATGGCTTAACTCCTGTTCCTCCAACCCATTGAGTACTATAGCCAGGAGTATTGAAAAACTGACCATTAAATCCTGCAGTTCCACCTCCATCTTTCTGTGCCTTTGGCCATGCCAATAGATTGAATTTTACATCATTTTCATATAATCCTAAGCGTTTATATCTGAAGGTAACTGGAAACTTCCATTGACCAATTCTATTGACATCAATTTTAGTATGAAGAAATACAGTTTCATCTATCATCTTATCTATATTTGTTTTAGGATCCGAAAGCATAGCAATAAATTTGCTATATGGATCAACATGCTTAAGCATCTTCTTGCCAACTGCATTGCCTGGCTTTCCTACTATTTTGATATTCTTCGTTCCATTAGTTGCAGGCAATTTCAATGAAACTCCAAACAATGTATGCTTCTTCCAATACATTTCTAGTAGTTCATTATACTTATCAAAATTATTGATTAAATATATGTCACTTTTGTTTAATATTTCAGCTTCAAATGTTTCCTCTATATTATTCTTTGCAGTCTTCTTTACAATGTAAATATCTGCACTGGATAACACATCCTCTTTTATTGGAAGTTTAGTTGCTTTAATTATTTTTCCCAAACATCTATTCTTTATCAATTTCATGAATGGATCGGTTTGATCCAAGAACTCATACATTTGAAAATTTTTAGAGATCAAATTTCTATGATAAAAGTTCTTAGCAACATCATATACTATTTTCACAGAAATATCTATACTCTTTTCATTTGTAGATGGGGTAGTAGTTGTTGGCCAATTTTCAAATACTTTTTTGAATAGAAAATTCTGACCCAAATACTTCTCATATGCACTGGTATCACTAGTGATATCTGAATCAAACAAATCATAAAACGATTGTTCATGTTGAGCTTCGGTTTGTTTAGAATACTTATATACAGCAAAATGAGCAAATGCAAGACATTGCATAAGCTCTTTGCCTAAATCCCATTTTTCTAGTGCCATTTACCTTCTTCTACGAATTGTTGGTGATGG